GGCTTCCTTGCTTTGCGCCAATGAGCGCAATATAGCCAGGTTTTGGCGGGGTGTAGATAACCTGCATCGTTGCGATGCCGGGTGGCGCATCTACAGCTCCGTCTTTTATTGTTAGAATGCGGCGCCCTGTAGGCTCCGCCAGCTCCAGCATCTCGTCTGAAAGAAAATTAATTAGATAAGGACCCTCAACAGAATTGTCTTTTCGGATGAGGTTGACAACATTTCCTACTTCTAAGGCAACTTCTGGATCCATGCCCTACTATTGAAGGGTAGCTTTTTAATCCGTGGCACACCTTACTACGATTAGTTTAGTTACTTACTTTGAATCCTGTGGCAGTAACTTTTGTATTGTTTGATATATATCTGCCACTTGTCGTGCGGCTGTTGCCACCACGTTAAATGCATTGGCTACAGATGCCTCACGCCCAAATACAATCCGCAATTCACCGTTTTGATCATGAGCATGCTTTTTATCAAATCCAACCAAGGTTAGCTGACTTCCGTAATCCATTCCGCACTCAGTAATGTATAGCTGGTGTCGCAGTGCGTGACCTAGTGAGTATGTATCACCAGGAATTTCAATGTCAAATGCACTTTTGGCGAGAATATCCTTGACCTTTGTGATATTAAGTGCGCTATTTGTCGCTCGCTCAGCGACTGCAAGTAGCTCTGTGCGCATATGGGCTGCCGCAGCTCGCAATATTTGCTTTTCATTCATCCAACCAACCGATCGTATCTTAAATTCATAAGTATTGGGAATGTTAAATTGTCCCACAATAGACTCTTCCCAAACTGAGCGAGGATACGCCTCGTTGGAGATCCCAGCAGCTTCACGTGCTTGCTCTCGTGCCTTGATATCTACTACGTGTCCATAAGCACACGTGGATGCAAGAGCATATGCTCCTGAATCATTTGGAGTTACACGCTTAAGGCTAGCGGTCAAGCTAATTGAACCCCCTGGAGTTACACCAACTGGTGGCTGAAGAACCAACAGCAGGGCGTGATCGCCTGTAATAGGATCAGCAGGAAAGGATTTGCCGGGTTGCTTCAGGCGAAAGTTGCTTTTCTGTCTGGCTATCCCAAAGAGTTGCGTCAGCAAGAGTAACTAGACGAACTTCCGATTCCATTGTGTTTTCAACATTCGAGACGGAACTCAATACGACCCGCTAGTTCATCATCCGGGTGAAGATTAAAAGCAACACACGCTAGACGCTGCTTTAGTAGCTCATTGTGAAAAGGACTACTATTCTGACTAATGCGAATAGTCGTTTCAGCTTCGGGAAAAGCCACCATTCCGAGTGTTGGTAAATGACCTAGGATAGTTCTGCGTAGTCCATTGACGATTGAAACGTGTGCATTTGATATCGTAAATTTATGTGTGCCTTTGCTCTTGCTGATTTTGGATATAGCAAGAGAAGACTGGGGGGGTGATTCGGGAGTAAAGCCGAGGCTCTGCTGGCGGAGGCGGCGGTGACGGTGGTGTGGTTGGCGGTGGCGGCGGTGACGGTGGTGTGGTCGGCGGTGGCGGCGGTGACGGTGGTGTGGTTGGCTGTGGCGGCGGTGACGGTGGTGTGGTTGGCTGTGGCGGTGAATTTTTACCTGGTATAGTGGCACCTTGTGTGAAACCTGCGTAGGCCATTGTAGTCTGTCAGCTCGTGAGAGAATGCGTCCAGGTCAATTTGATGCCATATACTAAGAAATTAGACCTCATACATGGCGCAAATGATTGGAGTTCTATATTACGGAAGAACTTGTAGTCATTCCCAAGATCTCCTACGCAAAGTAAGTCAGCAGGGATTAAGTAACAAACTTAAATTTGTCCCAGTTGATAAGCGAGAGCGACGTGGAGAGCAAACCCTAGCGATCTTGGATAATGGTTCGAGGGTGCTAATTCCACCTGCGGTTACTGCTGTGCCTGCTCTGCTGGACATACGTGACAAGAACGTGTATCAGGGACCCCTAGTGCTACAGCGTCTTGCGGCAGAAGCTGAGCGGCTTAATCGCGCAGCGACAGGTGCCGAGCGGGAGCCTCTTGCTTTTTCCGAAATTAGCGGCGGCAGCGACAGCGGAACGGCATTCACATTTATTAGCGATGACCCTGAAGCCTTGTTGGCTCAAGGTTCGGGTGGCACCCAGCGCGAAAGCTTCTTTGCGGGAGTCAATGACAGTATTCGAATTGGTGTTAGCGAAGAAGACGGAGGCGGAGGTGAAGGCAAATTTACCGATTCAGACTACGAGGCACTTCTTGCCCGACGAGCTGCTGATCTGCCCCAGCATAACCAGCGTCCTCCGCCTGGCGCTGAACTACCACCGCCTGAAAAAGTATAATCCCTAGGCGCTTAAAGACATTGCCTCGTAATCAACATAATGGCTTCGCTTCTTGGCGCATTTAACAACCAGCTTGTTCTTTTTATTGAAGATATTGCAATTGTGCTAAAACCAGAAGATGCTGCAGAGGCGCGAAAAAGTAGTGCGGCGCTTAAACTCACAATGCGCCTATCCCCAACTCTTGCTATCAAGGTCTGGAGTGGATACGCTCAGCAGTACGCAGCGGATATTGAAGCTGGCGATATTCAAAACTTCATTGCACGAGATTACACGCAAGACTTGAGCAATCGTGACCAGACTTGGCTTGATGCGTGTGAAAAGATTCGGAAGTGTGCGATCTATCTTTCACCGGAGAATCAAAAGAAGACTATGGAATATGTTCAGCTGCTAACCAGACTATGCAGAATGTATGAGGATGAAAAGAAGAAGTAAGCAAACAAAGAAGTTAGAAAGAGGTATAGATTAGATTCAACTAGCGTGATTATGGCGGACTCATCGAACGGCGAACAACCAACAGCTAACACACCTGACATTACCCTAATGAAGTTGGTCCGTAACTTCATTGGTGACCTCAGACCAACATTTCCCGAAGTTGCTACCCAACTTGCTTCGGTTGAACAGCTTACTCAGTCTGAATTTATCGATAAGTCCGCTTCCTATATACGCAGAATCATTTTTCTATATTCTCCAAAAGAATGACGAATTATTTACACCGAGCAATAAATCAAAGTCTGTGGAGCTCTTGCCAGGCGTTGATTTTTCCCAACTCTGGAATGCGCAAGGTATCAGCGATAGGCACGCGAGAAGCAATGTGGCGGCATCTCCAGCTAATTCATGTTTGAGCTGATCCCGCTTGTGGGCGACAAAGCCCAATTTGGCGACAGTGCCTTCCTTGTTCGAAGCCATAACACCTGAGCATTTGCAAGAGCAGATTGAAAAGGGCATTTGCGGATTTGAACTTTGATGAAAACGGTCAAGAAGGCAGTGGTTCGCCAGACCCAGCAAAAGCCGAAAGAGTGGCGACGTGAATTTACCGAGCCACATTTCTGGCTTGAATGGGGGGAAACCTAGGTCGTCTTGCTAATGAAATTGCGGAGGAGGTTCGGGCACGAACTTGGACTAACCCGCAATGCCACTCAAAGTGAGGTAATGGATCTACTTCGGGATCCGACTCGTATGATGTCGCTTGTTAAGAATATTGGAAAAAAACTTGAAGAAAAGATTGCTTCGGGTGAAGTGAAGGAAAGTGAACTCTTGAAAGAGGCGGCAGAGGTGGTTGATAAGCTCAAAGACATTCCAGGAGCGGAAAACCTGCGCAAGATGTTTGGTTCGGGGTTCAATAGTAAAGCATCACAATCCGCTACGGAAGCGGCTCTCAAGCAGCGAATGGGTAAAGCAAAAACCAAAGAACGACTTCAGGCAAAGTTGGCGGCTAAACGTGAAGCTGCCGCAGCCGCTGCCACAGCAACCACAAGATCATCGGGTGTGCCCTTAGCTGCACCAAGCGCTCAAGCTAGCACGCGGGGTGCTACTCCTCTTGCTAGCGGTAGTTCCGCAAGTAGCTCGGAGTGGTTGCCAGAGCCACAACCCCGCAGTGCCCCCCGTCGAAAGAAGAATAACAAGAAAAAACACTAGTACAATAGTCTAATGCAACCTCTTCCGATGATTTTGATTGTGGGTGCAATTGTTTGGCTTGTAGTCTATACTCTGGCAACAAATGGCTCAGCAATAGCAGCTACAATCATGGCGTGCGCTGCCATGTTTGCGGTATTAATGCTTAAAATGCGCGAGCAAGAGGGTCTGGTGCAGCGTGGTGATCCTGTGCGTCACTCTCGTATCAGCAAATCAAACGGTGCTGCGGTTGGGTATGAAACAGCACTGACCAAGAGCGGGACTAGTTTTATAGATAAGCCAGCGCGCCCCTACGCCCAGCCTTTTACCCTGCCTACCAGCGAATAATCCATTTATGAATGTGCTACCAGCCGAATAATGGTGCTTATGGAAATAAGCCACCCGCTGCGCCAGCATTCAATCGAAAAGATCGAGCAAAAGAATCAATGATAATGTTATTCAGGATGTAGCTGGTAGGGGATTAATTAATGAGATTGAGCAACAGCACCCAGATTATACTAAATCTCAAATTTATCAGGATCTTGGAGCAGAAATTAATCTAGTTGACTCTATGCGTGTCTTTAACTCGCAACCGTCAACTACAACTCCCAACGATCAAAATGGATTTGCTGAGTTTTGCTATGGCAGCATTGGACAGTGTATGAAGGGTGGTGAATTGTTTTGCCAGAATCCAATCATACCTAAAGCCAAGGATCCACTGGACAACGTGGGTGAGCCTCTGTATAGAACAAGCGGACAAGATGTATTGCAAAAGCCAAAGGGTCACACTGGTATGACGAAGCAGTAAGCTGTTAAAAAAGTCTAACTGAGTACTAAATGGCATCCTTCCTAAATCCCGCACCAGTAATGCCCGCAAAGGGTGGTGTATTCAATACGCAAGCTAGACTTGGAGCAGATTCTGATTTTATGACACTTGAAGACCTTGCTAACGTTCAACATATGAACCGTATGCTCAGCGAGGGTCCCGAGATTCTCAAGGCGGCTGCTCATAATTTGGCAGTAACTGAGAGTCAAATTATTCGGGGCATGGGTGGTTTTGGCGGCGAAGTGGATGCTCATTCCATACTGTCGGTCGACCGAACCCAAGGACGACTTGGAGACAAGAAAAAGCCTCAGGATGGCGTCTTCATGGCTCCGCTGTTGAAAGAGGGTAAATATGATGCAACTGCTGCTAATAAGTTGGCAATGATGCCACACACCCGCACATCTCGTGCAGGGGGCGAAGATCCCTACCGAGCTGTTACCGCAGGAGCTTGGGGTTATGGCAAATCCAGCGGGGTTTGCTAAATTCGGCGCTGCCTGTAGACTCATACAACGTATATTCGCGAGTAGGCGAGTCTACACGTGGATCATATCATCAATAATTGTTATTACTCGTATTAAGTTTTTAAATTATGCTTATACAAATGTTTTACCTGACTAAAACAGACAATCCATGGCACGTGAGCGACAAGGCGTGTGGCTATCAGGTCTGCAAGAGGTTAAGGGTGGGTTAGATAATCCTGTAAACCAAGCACCAACTGATTGGTTTGCGGTTCAGCAAAGTAACTTAGGCACAGAAGTTTTGTATTACAACAAGAATCTCAAAGCCGTCGGGATGTTATATATAGCCAGCAGCAGCAACGACACTTTCAGCCAAAAGCGGATTCTATGAGTATGTGGGAAAACATTTACAATGTCGTTTCCGACAATATTAGCAGGCAGGTCGGCTCAGCCTATCCGGGATAAGACCTGTTACACACCAAAATGTTGCAGTCATGCGACCGTCTGTGCTGTACTTGGATCCGTTTGGAAGCCAAGCTCACAACCAAAATCTAGCGCTTATCAATTCAAGGCGTTACGAAATGTAATCCTCATTTAAAATAGCCAAGGCAATGAATACACGCTCTCAGACAGGCACCAAGGATCTGGACTCCTACTTGTGTATGATGAATAAGTTTTCAAATTATATGATTTCGCGACCGGCTGATGGCGCAGTGGATGCGTCGCATAATTTGATGATGGGAATTGGGAAAAGCCGTCCCTACGAAACGCATGGTATGTTGCCTGTTGACGCTGAATCCGTTTTATTCAACAGAGGAACTGTGTTAGGAAAGAGCGGACACACTGTGCAGTCCTTCGGGTCAACAGTAATGCAGACTGCCGGAGAGGATCAGTCGGTTCCGACGTACTCGATTCCCCGTCTTGATTACTCAGCGCGCGACTCAAAGAGTGCGCCCATGCCTACGCATCCAGGAATGCCAGTTGTTGATATTCAACCAGTCCCCACAATTACGCAGTCTAGCGGACTGTCATCACGGCAATACATCCGCTCGCAGTTTGCGCAACAATAATTTATTTTCTTTAACAGTTAACTTACTTGTATTTTATCAGCGAGCAAACAAGTTTAATTCTACTCTACAAGAGTAGGTAATGACACTGGCTGATAAAATACGCAATTTCGGCAACCAGGCGCTATCCACCATTTCGGGTGAGTACACTGACAATACACCAGAACCTGCCACCGCTTATGCTGCATCCCCCGGGCATCCAAACCAAACGCAAGGGAGCGCGCATCCTTCAACACCCGCAGCCGCTCCTCCTCTTTCGACCGCAAATTATATTCTGCCAAATTATCCAACGTCGCCTGCTGCGACACCATCAAACACATTGAACTACTACACTACAGATAAGGTGGCAACTGACAATTATTGGTCAGCGTCGCGCTATGCAAACGAAGCTCAAAACCGCCCTGGAACATTCACATCATTAACTGGCGAAGATGTTATTGCAAGCGAACTGGAACACAATAATATGCAACCATTCTTTGGATCAAATGTTACACAGTCGGTTCCTGATATGGCGGTAGAGTCACGGTTAGACAACATGGCTGGCGCAGGCAGTCAGCACATTGAAAAACGTGGGAGTGCCCCGCTATTTGAGCCAGCTCCCAACCACGGCACGCCCTACGGGATGCAGTGCCACACTGATTTCTTACAGTGCCGACAAGTCCCTTCTCAACGTATTGCTAACGCAAAACCATTTGAGGAAGAGCGAGTTGCGCCTGGTTTGGGTCTAGGCGGTGAGACAAACACCGGCATTGGTGGATACAACGCAGGAGTCAGTGCCCGTGAAGCTTGGCTACCCAAAACAGTGGATGAGCTCCGGGCGCCTAACAAACCAAAAGTTTCATATCAAGCCCAAGTTCTCGGTGGTAAATTTGTTACCGATAAGCGGGGTGAAATTGGAGCGTTCAACCAAAAAGGTCCCGAGAAGACGATGGATCTGGGTGTGGGTCTTATGCCAGCGGGTGGCAGTACATGGGCAGAAGCGCCTGGAGCCCGTGGTGAATATGCAGAGCCACATTCAGACCGTGGAACTGGAGCAGAATTGCCTGCGGGACCGGCTGGAACCAATGTTCCTAGTAATGACCGTCGTGATGCCCAAGCTAATCCTGTTCATAGAATTGGAGCTTTGGATTCAGCAGGTCGGGTTGCGGGACCAGCACAAATGTATGGAGCACCTGGTGTAGTGAGCAAGTATGATGATCAAGCATTACCAACTGGACGTGGAAATTCTCTAGGCTCGTCCTTTTACGGTGCAGCAAAGACATTAGCAAGAGAGGTAATTCTGCCGGTGTTGGGAACTTTTAAGCTGCTTAACAAAGAAATCGCATCTGGAAATCCCACGCCAATTATGGCTCCAACTGGACCCGAGGGAACCTACCGACGTTATCTAGATAAGGCGCGACCTACACTTAAGGAAACTACTCTGAAAGACGAAGTGGGACCAGCATCGAGCTACGCGCTTGGCTGGGGGATCGCTTCCGCACCCAGCGACCCTCGAAAAGAGGGAGCAAAGAAACTACCCATTATGGCTCCAGGCGGACCAAACGCCGTTGTGTCGCGTGAAGCGGAACAAAATTCGTATGTGCCAAGTCACCGTGCCGAGTTACAGGTAGCCTACACGCCCAGTGGCAACCTCGCTATTCCAAGTGGTGACCAAGGGCAAACCAAGTTACGAAATCCTGCTCAAGTTAAAGAATTACACCGGAGGAGGTGCGCCCGTGTTTGGCGCATCTGCGACACAAGCACAAGTGGGCGCACTCACGGCAACACGTGATATATATGAGGATCGCTCCGGTAACTTCCAAAGCTATGGTGATATTTTGGGACAATTGAATTCAAATCCCATATATTCCCGGACAACCCAATATCTAAATAAAGACCATACGTTTTTAATATCTAGACTGCCGAACTATGCTTTACTGGAATAATGACTTCAAAAAGGCTATCATTTCTCTAAAAAATAACTTTCCGCATTTACTTTTTAAAGGAAAAAATGAAGAAGAACTAAATAGAATATTGCTTGAGTTATTACAATGTTTAAAGAGAACATTGCAAGACTCAGACTTAATGATACATGATTGTGAAAATAATGGAGGCATATCCGCAGTGCGTGACATATTAAGACCATTCACCCGAGGACCACGCCATACACGACCTACATTAATCTTTACTTAAACGCTTTGATCGCCTAAGTCATGATGCACAATTCGCATTACGTCGTACTATGGAAATAGAGCAAGATAAATGCCGTTGTATAGCAACCTTGCACAAGCCTAACCAATGTTATTCAGCCTATTCTTTCACGCTTTATTGTTATTGCTCCCACCATTCGACGGTATTTCCAATATTCATTATAATCTATTAAATCCTAAATATGATGTAAACATGATAAAACAATTAACTAATATTGGTCTTACAAAAGCAGAATGTCTTGTTAATCAAGGGATTAATCTTACTAAAATTCTAAATGTTTTAGTATCCGCAAATGACGATAAACCTACATTCTCAAATAGATTAATAGCAAAAGCGTACGCTCTTAGTATAAAAAATGCTGAAGAAAGTCCTTTTATTATTTCTGTTTGGTCAACTGTTACATGATAATACTAAATCTAACACAATTACCGCTATTGCGTAATAATCATAAGAGTCATTTATAAAATACCACTAGGATTAATGGACCATTCGTATGATTCTCATTCTGATCTGATTTTAGATCAACGTCGTGCCCAAGATGAATTTACATTACAGCTTGTGGACGCAGTGAGTCCACCCATTTTACAGGGATTTGTATCTTTGCAACAGGCAGCAATTAAGTTGTGCGAAGAGCAAGGAGAAAATGAAAAATATTTGATGATGTTTCAAAATATGATTGCGCGTATTCCTGGGTGGAACGCAACGCTTATAACGAAAGAGGTTGAGCGAATAACTGAAAGTTCGCAAATTGGGTACTTACCTGATCTCGTCACTGCAGTTCACATTATTCACTTACGAATTCTCTCCTCAGTGCGTGTTGGGGCTAAGCCAAAACATATCGAATTGGATCCTCCTGATTTTGAACGGTTCATTCACAAGGTATACTGCGAATGTGGACGTAAAATGTGGACTCACGCCTACCTCTTTCGAACCGATGTCAATGACATTGACTTTCAGCGTAATATGCATGAGTGTGAAAAGATTATTAGAGACGCTGTGATCTGCACAATACGTGCTACATTACCAGTTGAGAATATTCTTCGTGCTTATATTGAAGAAGCCGAGGAAATTCGAGTAGAAGAGGAGATTGAAGCAGAGATTTCAGAACCAATCGAAGAGAAAGCAAAATCAAATGAAATTCAAAACGAAAACGCACAGGAAAGCGCGAATCAAAGCGATGTTAAAAATCTCGTGAGTGCTGGTCTGACTGTTCTCAAAGAATCAGAACCAGAAGTTGATGCGAATGCAGATGCGGAATCTAACGTGACTGTTCAAGACACAGTTCTTTCACTCGCGGAAGATCAAGAACCACTAGTAAAAGCAAGTGTGGCGTTTGCCTCTAACAACGAAGTGCTTGATATGGGAACTAATAAAACAACAGTTGTTGATATGGCTCCTCCCCCCCGTGTACCTGCTCGGATGCCAGGACCGCCCCTTGAAGAAGTTTCCCTGCGTTCCTTAGCACCAACTACAGGCGCTACTCCCCCTACCCCATCCTCTCTGCCTACTCTTTCCAACTAAATCAAATGACCCACTAGAAGTAATTGATCTAAATATTAATAACCCTCTTTCAAATTCAACAATGGCCAACACTCAAGTTAGATATGAGTGATTTTTAGTTGCGTTTTTAAAAGCATCTCATTAAATAGTAGAAATATAGTTTTATGGAAGACAGCCTTGCTCTGGGAATGGTGGCTGGCGGCTTGTTCATTGCGATATTAATGCTGTATAATCGCGCGATGAGCAAGGATATAAAAGAAAATGAAGCTGGTGCTAAGGTGTTGCGCTATGGATTAATAGCTGGCCTTATCTGCTATTGCGGCAAAGTATCTGTTAGGTGCAAAGTTTAGACCATCTGTTACGGTATTTAGACAAGATCCGCCTTTCTAACTCCTGTAATACTCTTTACGTATTTCATCGATGTTTATTTTAATACTTTTGATTATTATGGCTTTGTGCTGATAAACTTTTAAAAGCATGAAAGGTGTTGCTCTGTAATACCTTTTGTGGAACGTGATGAGTTACCTTTCGGGCAATCATGCGATAGAGCTTAAAGCCTGGATAGCGCTCCGCACCAGATTCCTTGTATAGTATGTTTTTACCTGCGTCGTCTAGGCACCAGCTTTCAATCAGCTGTGCAATTTCTGCAAGAGGGTGTTGGTGGGAAATTGCGCAATCGCCAGCCTCACTATAACACTCTTGCTTATCAAAGTAATCATACAAGCTACACGCAAGACGGCATAAATCAAAAGCATAGTTGGGCTCACATATGTCTTTTGTTTGATCGTAAATGCGATCATAATTATATTGTGTAGCTGCGTCTCGCCCGCTTTCAAAGCAGTCGTTTAGAAAGTTCAGACCACCGAATCTATAAGTTGCCCGTCCAAAATCAATAATCTTAAAAATCCGTCCAAATGTGGGCACTGAGTACTCAACTTCATCCATCACATAGTGTAGGTGGCTTTTATCGGTCGGTAGCCACATGATATTGGCAGCGTGCAAATCATTATGAACGAAATCAAACGCCTTGTTATAAGCGTATAAATTCGCACATATCTGAAAGAGACACGACCGCCATTCTTCTACTTCCATTTCCTCTTGCTCTATCAAGTCTTCCAATGTCCCAGTAAGGCACTCCTGAGCAATTACTGCCACAGCTATTTTTGGTATTGTGCACCACGCAGACTCTACCAATTCTTCGTCTGAGCTTTCGCTTTCGCTTTCGCTTTCGCTTTCGCTTTCGCTTTCGCTTTCGCTTTCGCCTTCTGTGCTTGACTTTTCATTACTCTCAATATCACTCCATTCGCTATCGTCATTGCTGCTGTCTTCGTGGTAATTGGGATGAATGTTTGTAATATTAAGTTTTTTACTGGGCTGTTCGGTTTCGGCATCTTCGTCGGTTGTGACACTGGTGCGATCACTGCCGCCTGATTCGGAATTAGTTTGTGATATAATTTTTTCAACTTCTGTGTAATCCGGAAAGTCTATGACTTCTTGGATATCGGGAGTAGCAAGAGGTTGATGGTTGTTGTTGACTAATTGGCTGTCCGAAATTAGTTCAGTTTGCTGTGTGCTGTTTGAACGTTGTTCAACAAATATTTCTTCGATACCAAGTTCAATGCTTGATGTGGAATTGCCAATAAGTTGGATGGCACCAAGAGGAGGCTTTGTCTCTTTGGCTGAATCCATCATTGCCTTCATTCGTAAAAACCCCTCTTTCAAGCACTGAGCATCTAGAGTAAACCGATTGTCGATACCTTCCATAAAACTTTCAGACTCCCACGGTTCACTTATATCATCAGAAAAGTCAAAGCGAAAGTTTTCTTTTAGACCTGTAAATGCACCGTAGTAGTGAAGACCGTGAACAAAGTTGTAATTATTCAATAACCGACTTGATAAGTATACAAAAAAGGCATCGGTATACGCTCTATTATGTGGACTATCGCAAATGGCGGGTGGAACCGAAAGAGAAGAAGGAAGCGAGGACGGTAATCTAAGCGCAGAGTTAATAGTAGCATCTTCACCAAGCAGGTAGTCCAGCGCATCAACTAAAGGACACACTTTGTAGAATACTTTTTGCGAAATTTGCGGGGGTTCTGAAGCGTGCGCCTTCCCCTCTTTTTCATTCGCAAAAAGATTGTTGCACAGGGTGTTTGGAGCTTGTTCTGAATCTTCGTGTGTGCTTTCAATATTGGCGATCAAAAACTTAGACCGAATAGTTGTTGATAAACGACTCTGAGCGTCTAGGTTAAAGAACCGTTCATATATTGGCAAATATGGCTGCAACTTATCTATGCCAAGTGTATTTTTAGCAGAATTACGCAGCTCCTTAATGGCGCTCTCTGCAATAGTATAAGCTTGAAAACTAAGCATTGTGCCTAAATGCTGTTTCTAAATGAGTTTACGAAGTCTACCGCACACATTTTATATTTTAAGTGCGGTATTTTAAACCCTTTATCATCCTCTTGCTATGGTAGCCCATGTCAATTCAACTAAAGAAATTTAACATGAACTGGATTAATTTCCTTCCTAATGAAAACAAGGGACCAGTTATTGTTCTCATTGGGCGACGTGATACGGGTAAATCCTTTTTAGTCAAAGACTTATTATATCACCATCAGGATATTCCTATCGGAACTGTTATTTCTGGCACTGAAGCTGGTAATCACTTTTACGAAAATATGATACCACCTCGCTTTATCCACGAAGAATACGATAGCTCCATTATCTTTCGGCTGTTACAAAGGCAAAAGCAAGTGCTAGCACAAATGGAAGATGAAAAAAAGCGAACAGGGCGAGAATCGCAGTTTGATCCGCGTGCCTTTTTGGTTATGGATGACTGCTTATACGACGACTCTTGGGCTCGCGATAAGCTGATGCGTGGTATGTTCATGAATGGACGCCACTGGAAGCTCATGGTTGTAATTACCATGCAGTATCCTCTAGGTATTCCACCAAATCTACGTTCCCAAATAGATTATATCTTTATTTTACGTGAAAATTACATATCAAATAAGAAACGGATTTACGACAATTATGCTGGTATGTTTCCAACCTTTGATTCATTCGCACAAGTAATGGATCAATGCACAGAAAACTATGAATGCTTAGTCATTAGCAACAACGTAAAGTCAAACAAATTAACAGACCAAGTGTTTTGGTACAAGGGCGAGGAACGGGACGATTACCGCATGGGCAGCCGCGAGTACTGGCAAATCGGAAGCATACCAGAGAACAAGGATGAAGACGACCTAAGCGAGCTTACGGGCAATCGTGGCGCAGCAAAGCCTAAAATCAATGTTAAAAAGACAAGTTGGTAATTTAACACTTAAGCGTCACCCGTAGGGGCTGGTCCAGACGAACCGTCATCCTCATTCCCCGTTAGTTCACCCTTGAGCCCAGAGTAAGTTTGAATGACCTCTTCCTCAAACATAGTATTCGCACCCGTAAGCTTCCCATCATCATCCAAGCGTTGGGTAAGCTTATTACCTGTTGCTTCCGCCTTGCTCATGTTTTCCTCGATAGCCTTCTGCTTGGCTGCCTTGACACGCTGATCAAAGTGCTCCTTCGCTTCGGTTTCGTTTTTCATCTTCTCGTGCATAAGCGTATTCAGCTCATTCTCAAGGTGCTCAACCCGACCGGTCTTGTAAGCATCAGGGTGGAATGGCATCCACATGCCGACTTGCCCTACATAAATACTGTGGTGCGGGTCGCGTTTGCGCAGCCACTCCGCTCGCTTTTGTGCCTCTTCAAGCGATTCGTAGCTTCCTCTTACTTTCACTCCTCTCACCGCAGTCTGGAAGTCGTTGTCCTTACTGAATTGTGTAAGCAAAACGTCTTCATTTTGTTCACAGAATGTCTTATAGTGTCCAGCACACGAAGACCCCTGAAGCTTTTCCTTTTCAGCTTCCCTGAACTCTGCCAAATCCCGCACCATTTCATCAAAAGCAACATCGTACTTATAGCTCAAGTACTGCACAAACCGAATGTAAACGTCTGCCGTTCGCTCCCACTCGTACTGATCGATAAATTTGCCAAACTTAAACTCCTCAAAGTTCTTGATAATCTTTTCCGGTGAAACGAAAGAGAGGCAGCAGAATTTTTGACCGGCAATAGAGTTATCTTCATCAAGCAAGTCAACGTGGACTGGAGTTGTTGTTGGATCTCCGGAGTTGGCACTTGACATCTTATGATTTTGTTATCTTAGCCTCTAAGCTCTTATTCATGAGTAATTTAAGAGTTTATCAAAAAACAATTTTCGTGAGCTTCGCATTTTAAAATTATCTAGGAAGTACTCAAGATGATGCAGATTTCAATCGCAGAAGTGCTTGGTCGCGCCGCAAAGTATCTTGTTGAGGGCATTGTGGTAGCCATTGCAGCGTTCGTCATTCCCGCCAAGTCAATGCGCATTGATGAAGTCAGCCTCATTGCTTTGACTGCTGCGGCAACATTTGCCATCCTTGATGTGTACTCGCCGGGCACATACGGCGAGGTTGCTCGCTCCGCCGCTGGATTCGGAATCGGCGCCAACCTCGTTGGCTTCCCACGGTCGGCTTAAACGCCATGTATAGATCTTAAATAGCAAGAGGATTAGGTAGTTACAATAAATGGCCAACCATACTCGGAACATATCTTTTGCCAGGTTACATCTTGCTCAGCGGTCCTTGCTGGGTCTTTGAGCATGATGATTTCGGACAGATAGCTAGTCTCACCTAAAAGCTCAAACAGTTTGTAAAGCACGTAGTAATAGTGTAGGAAGTTGACACGGTCGTGAGGGCAATGAATAGCATAGCATTTTTCAACATTACAAAAGAGACTTATTAATTGTTGTTGTAGAGTGGGTGGCACGATGGGTGGCTTTACACCAAGCTTATTCCATATATAAGCGATATGTTCGTAATACCTATTGTAGCCTAATTTCTTAAGAAGTTCCTTTCTTTCAGAAACATTTAGTTTTTTAGCGTGTCGTCTTTCCTTTTTAAGCTGCTGTTTAATTGTTTCATACACCTCTTCTGGAACTGTGGTTGATTCTTGACCTTGAAATTGTGCCAAGATTTCTCTAAAGTGATTGATTCGCTGGTAGGAGTAAAACGTTACCTCCTTGGGCGGTTCCTTGTAAGTAAGACGATCGTTTTCGGACATGTAAGGTTTTGAAATGCCACACATTCTGCAAGTTCGAACGCCTTCAGCGTCAATGGCCACCATTTCTCCCCCGCACGCACAGCGAAAATCCTTTACTATATCCATATCGCCAATCACATCCTCCACCTCCATTTGCATTCGGTAACGATCTGAAGCGCTATCCTTTACACTTAGTCCTTGCTTACGCCCAAAGAAAAAGGCATCAACTTTGATATTGTTCGTTTCAGAATTTGAAGAAAGCTGATTATTTTGCCGATCTTCAAAATATTCAAACAGATTCTTAGAATTATCTAGGAAGTATTTTTCTCTCGCGTTTTTGGCTTTATTAATTTGAAATATAAGTTCGCGACGGCGAATACTAACTCCAGAATCAGTGCTTGTTTCTAGGTTGTGCAATTCACTTTGCCATTTATTCACCTGTTCCTCTTGCTCTTCTATTGCAGTGATGTTATCCTGATGCTTACGATCAAGTGTGCGCCGACCCAAACGAGGCTCATTATCAACTCGTAAGTTACGAGGTTTCCACATATATATTCATTGTTTATAGTTCCGCCTTAATTAGCTTTTTATCTCTAGATTTTTTTTCTGTGCAAAGGTTAAGAGATGGGAGGAGGATTGATGCAACTCGTAGCCTATGGGCCTCAGGATGTCTACCTTACAGGAAACCCGCAGATCACTTTCTGGAAGGTGACCTACCGGCGCCACACTAACTTCGCAGTGGAGTCTATCGAGCAGACGTTCAACGGACAGGCTGACTTCGGTCGCCGGGTTCAGTGCACGATCTCGCGCAATGGTGACCTCGCTTACCGCACATACCTGCAAGTGACTCTGCCAATGGTTGACTGCTCGATCACGGGCGCGATGAACGGTGGTGGAGCCGCCTCGAACGGTGGTGACGTCAACGACTTGGCGACTGCTCGGTGGTTGAACTACCCAGGTGAGCAGCTCATCTCGCAGGTCGAGGTTGAGATCGGTGGACAGCGCATTGATCGCCAATACGGTGACTCCATGCACATCTGGAACCAGCTCACTCTTTCGGATGCCAAGAAGCGCGGATACGATAAGATGGTCGGTCAAACCAACCAGCTTACCTTCCTCGCCAACGGTCGCCGGAAGGACGCCCCGGACACTCCGTGCTCGGCTGGCACTGTCTCGCCGCAAGAGTGCGAGATCCGGAACGCGCTTCCCCAGACCACTCTCTACGTGCCGCTCCAGTTCTGGTTCTGCAACAACCCTGGTCTTGCGATCCCGCTCATTGCCCTCCAATACCACGAGGTCAAGATTAACCTCGAGTTCAACTTGCTCGAGCAGTGCTTGTGGGCTGTCAAGGCTAACGCACTCACGGGTCAACCATCGTGGGCTCCAGGAACCGCGACTAACAACCAGCAAACTTACTTCTACAACACTCTCTCACTCGTGTCTGCCTCGCTCTACGTCGATTATGTGTTCCTCGATACCGATGAGCGCCGACGCATGGCTCAGTCGCCCCACGAGTACCTGATCTGCCAGCTTCAGTTCACTGGTGACGAGTCCATTGGCTCGACCTCGAACAAGATCAAGCTCAACTTCAACCACCCGGTGAAGGAGCTCATCTGGGTTGTCCAGCCGGACGCCAACGTCGACTACTGCGGCTCATTCATCGCTGACGCCAGCGACTACGACTGCACGGATGGCTCATGCGGCTCGTGCTCATCGTGCGGTGCCTCTGGTCTGTACGCCGTCTTCGGTGCCCAGCCATTCAACTACACTGATGCGATCGACGTGCTCCCACGCGCCTCGTTTGCCTACGCGAACCCACAGATCGACACCACTGAGATTGTCCAGGACTGGGATCTGTCTGAGTGCGACTCGCTCCAGACTCTTGTTGCCCCGTGGTCACTCCAGATTGACTCAACTGTTCTGTCTAACCAAATCTTCACCAACGCTACCACCCCGCTCAACGCGGCTAACTGCGACGGTGATTCAGCCGCCACTGGACGGGGTAAAACGGGCGTCACTGCTGCTCAAGCGGCATTCGACGGAAATATGGTGCCGCAACTGAACAATAAGATTGGTGCCAACGCCGCATCCAACGCCAACGCCGTTCTCCAATCGACCGTCTCATCGGCGGGCTCTGTTGTGCTCACCAAGGCTGCTCTCGGCATGCACTGCTGGGGACAAAACCCGGTTGTCACCGCCAAGCTCCAGCTCAACGGTCAAGACCGGTTCTCCGAGCGTCTCGGAACCTACTTCGACCTGGTCCAACCATTCCAGCACCACACCGCCAACCCGGACACTGGTATCAACGTCTACTCGTTCGCGCTCCGCCCGGAAGAGCACCAGCCTACCGGCTCTTGCAACTTCTCGCGCATCGACAACGCGTCGCTCCAACTCGTTGTGTCGGCCAACGCCGTCGGTGGCAACAAGACCGCCAAGGTGCGTGTCTACGCTATAAATTATAACGTTCTGCGCGTTATGTCTGGTATGGGTGGTTTAGCCTACGCTAACTGAGGTGGTTCCTTACCATATTCCAGTCTGTGCCTATTGACAATTAAAAATATTTGTATCATGCGGGTCGCAAGGCCCAGATGATGCCAAACTAATCTATACACAACTCATTACACTACAACATAAACCCAACAATGAGCATTTCAGAAAATCGGTTTCGATGCGACCAGATGCGTTGAAATTGATTGACAATCTTAACGAACATAGCACATACAAGCATACTCATGTCGTCAGCACTCCGCTATGTGGACCTCTTTGCAGGAATCGGAAGCTTTCATCATGTTCTAAGTGATGAACACTCCGCTGAGTGCGTTCTGGCCTCTGACAACGACCCACACGCACAGGAGACTTACAAGGCCTGGTACGGTATGGACGTTGCTGGACGTATTGAAGACATAGACGTAAATAGTGTTCCAAAGTACGACTTGGTTTGCGCTGGTTTTCCATGCCAACCCTTCTCACTTGCTGGTCACCAGCGTGGATTTGAAGATGAACGCGGAACGATGTTCTCCCACGTAATGCGTTTTGTAAAGCGCCAATGTTGTAAATATGTAGTCCTTGAGAACGTGGCTTCACTCCTCACTCATGACAATGGTAAATCATTTCAAACAATCTGCAGTGAACTTAAAAGTGCTGGTTATACTACTTCGCATGCAGTGTTAAAGGCATCCGACTATGGAATTCCACAAATGCGAAAACGACTTTTCATTGTTGGTGTGCGTAATGCTACGGAGCCTGTATCATTAGATATACCACACATTCCTACGCCAACCCTATCAAGTGCACTTGGCATGAATTTCAATGAGAAAGCATGCGCGTATACGATCCGATGTGGCGGACGTCGCTCAGGACTAGGAAATAAGCACAACTGGGACACATACCTTGTGGATGGAGAAGAATATGTTCTTTCCGTTCGTGATTGTTTACTGCTACAAGGGTTTCCAGAAGCACGAGCATCATCATGGCAGGGCACGGCGTCAAAAAAGTACATGCGTCTTGGTAACACAATTCCAACTTGCCTGGTGCGAGTTGTAGTCAAAGCACTTTTGGATTGGCGTGAATCGCACGAGAATGTATAGTCCTTATCCAAATCGCACGTGAAGCGCACCACGCACTCCCTTAATATCCATGTTACCTACATCCTTTGTAGGGTCCGCCCAAACATGTGAGCGACTGTCAGTTCGGGCCTTAACATTGCCATCATAGCTTTTTTTCCGAATCGAGAATGTAAGTTTTTCAAATATACTGAGAAGGTAGCTATCCTGATGGGCCGTAGATGTAAGGTCAGTAATCTCACACGTATCTGTTTTCGGATTATACTGAATAAGACAATTTGCTGGTTGCTTTGATGGACCCCTTCCACTGCCTTCAACAAGGAAGTAACGCAGGATTGGTAAGAACTTCATTCGGTGATTGATTATAGTTTTATGGCTTCTATCGCTCGTCCCACAAGGCCAGTGCCACGGCGATTGGGCGTGGTTTCCTGTAACATCCTCTGGTAGTGATTTTTCCCAGTACTCCTTTATAGCCGCGTCGAATGCTTCAACCGAATCACGGAATTGTTCTAATTTGAAGACTGGTGCGCTGCGCGCTGTATGGTTTATTAGTGCTGACTTTCCTCCCCCAACGGTCTTGATAGAAGGCACCCATGTTCGTCCATCCTCAGTTCTTACACCCTCTGTTATGTCAGCTTTTGATCGTGAGGGCGCCTTGCGTGTACTTAGAGAAGAGTCGAGCTGGGAAAGGGTAGTGGGGATTCTATTACCTGTCGTGGGGTTGACGAGTGTTGCTGGAATTGCTTCTCCTCTCGCGAGACGCCATTTCAGAACGGTTTCACCTTTTTCTCCATAATTTTGATTCTTCAGCTCTGTTTTCTTGTCTTTGTTTACTTGATTTTGTCTACCTTGCAACTCTTGAGCAACCTTCAGTAGTGCCTCTTTTGAGTCAAATCCAAAGTGCCGTGCAAGCGTGGTCACAATGTAAGTGGTAGGAGCATCCATGACTATTGTCCAGCAAGCGCGCTGAATATGCTCTTGGTTGAGTACTCAGTTCGCACTCAATTTAGTCCATTGCATTCTCCGTGTCATGTCGGGTATGGGTGGTTTAGCTTACGCCAACTAAGTTGGTTTCCTACCATATTCCAGGTCTGCGCCTATTGAAAATAAAAATATTTGTATCATGCGGGTCGCAAGGCCCAGATGATACTGATTCGGCTGTTGATTTGTATTGTGTTCGTTACCAAATCTATCTGTGTTTCATGTATCTCCTCAGGCGGTCGTAATCAATGCCGTGTTGATGGGATGGATTAATGGGTTGTACGCTTGGGGGCTTCGCAATGCCAGTTGGTTTGGGTAATTTTATAAGCGCGGTCCACATCACATCTGATTGATTTTGACTACCTTGCCCATCCGCATCATTGGTGTTAGTCGCAGGGATTTGCATTTTAGCAAGCTCTAGACGTGCTTGTGTTAGCTCCCAAATTTCCTCCTTCTCTTGCATCTTTTCTACATTTATGTCTAACATCTTGACAGCATCCTCCCATTTTTGCTTAAACTCTTGCGCTTCTGCCCTCACGCTTTGCAAGCGCTGACATGCCTTGTCTAATCTTTCTTTTGCGTCTGGTAACTGGGGGTTAGAATTTGCTTGTTCACGCGTTTCTAGCTGGGTCTTCAACAAATCACGGGTGGATACCAAGCTTGCGTCCTCATCGTAAAGCGCATAAAACAGAGCTATAATCTGTTCTCTTTGTTCATCACTTGTATTTCTTTCTGCTTTGAATTCTAGCAATGACTTTTTAATATCAGCTTTTGTTTGTTTTGGTTGCTCATTGATTTGTTGTAAGAGACTTAATGTGATGTCTGGCCGACACCGTTGATATATGTCGCAACTTTGAATGTTGTTTCTCGCCAAATCATATAATTGATTATCCAGTGTATAGGTTAATTCTGCTATACGTAATTCTTCACCAGCAAGCCACAGTTGTTCCTCGGCAGCTTGAACAGCATTCATAGCTTCCTTGAAAGGAATCCATAATCCTTGTGAGCTCTCGATACACTCAAGAGCATTATGAATTCGCGACACTTCCTCCTTGCCCTTATTTACTTTTCCCATCGCTTTTCCATAGTCAGTATGCGCAACACTCACTACTTCTTCCTGAGTAACCACATCCACGTGTTTGCGCGCCTTTTCAACTTTGTCGGCGATTTTGTCTTCATCATTTTTCAACTGAGCCAATGCTTGCTGTTCTTTATTCAGTATTCCACTTTTTTCTGCGCTGCTTTGTTCAGCAACCTTTACAGCGTCTTCGGCAACAACTTTCTTATTGTTGTATTGCGTTCTCAAATCTTCAAGAGCCAACACAATGGATTCTATGCGTGCTTCGGCTTCATCAACCCGTTGAGCCAACTTTCTCTGCTGCGGGGTGTCCACTTCCGATTTAACTCCCCTATCTGGACCTGGATACAACCGCATCGATGGAGGAAATTTTTTGTATGCTAATTCTGTCGGTTGTAACATCTGTCGGTTCTTGGTAAAATATAAACACTGTGAATATGTATTCCAGTGACTGTTCCGCGCTGAAACCACTGTTTTAATTGGATTGTCATATCCTGTTTTCCAAGCATCGCACAATTTCAATTCACAAGGTGCAAGTGCTTCATGAGCAGTTTTATAATGTTGTCCACCAGGCTCAATACAACTCTTGAGCACAAGTTGTTTTGCATAGAAATCAGCATTTGCTGCTACCAGTAAGTCTTTGAATATCTTTTCTTCACTACACTTTTGAGCAGCTGCTAGACGACGTTTATTTGTGTTTGCACGAGTCAATGTGTTAGAAGCCAGTTCGACAATACGTGAACTAAAACTCTTTCCTGTTGTCTGTAATTCACAGTCTATTGTTGGGACTGCCTGTGCTAGCCTGGAGTGCGCCTGATTTGTCTGTGAATGTTGTTTGAAAGCCTCGGGCTCTTCAATGCTAGTCAATCTGGCTAGGTGTTTTTTAATCGCTGTTATTTCACAGCGGTTTTCGCAAATAACTACATTTTGATGAGCAACATCATATGCTGCTTGCCTCTCGGCGGCAGCAAGCTGTTCGATCCTTGTCGTGCAGGAGGTGGTTGGTGCGGTCATGTCTGACTCGGGATGCGGTAGTGCTTACTGCGGCACTATGAGTCTAAATATCAATTTCGTCGGGTCGATGTGCTCGGTTTAGAGCGCTGATGCTTTCGCTTTCGCCGCGTGCGCAACACCTTCGGCTTCCGTGTATTCCGAGTACTCGGACCCTTACCTTCCCTCTTGCTATCAGGTGCTGGGGCTGCTTCAGCAGTCTTTGGGAACTTGGACGCCTTGCGTGTTTTATTTGCTTTTTTGCTTTCTCTATCTTTGCGCTTCTGTTGTAGTTCCGCCTGCTCCTTTCGGATCAAGTTCTGGGTATAGTCTATTTGCTTTGGGGTCATGTAGTTGGCAATGTCGAAGTCTAGCAGTACTTGTCGCTGTTCAATAGATAACCTACCTTCACCCGAGTCCGCATATCGTTCAATACATTCTCTTTCATCGGCGGTCATCGCAAGCAGCTTTTCCAGGTACGAGTCAGTTATTGTTAGGGGCGTATCTGGTATGGCTGTAATGTCGGGTATGATTTTTAGCACATTTTTGTCGAAAAAATCCATACGACCCTTATTAGTTCGTATAAGGTAAAGAACTAGATTAGACAATAAAAAGGACTGTGTTTTCAAGTCGTTAGTTTTTGATGTATCTGGACTGGTTAGTACATCTTGATCGACTGAGCCCACGGAAACAATACCGCTTCGGTCAAAGATTGCATAGCCCATGACGCTGTTTGCCAGTAAAATCTTGGGTTGATATTCTCCTGGCGGAACGCTAGTATATGTGACCACTGGGCGTCTGTTGTCTACTTTGAGCAATGGATAAGGATGGTTGGTGCTCCATTTGTCGGTCCCAGACCGCGTCTTCCCGGAACTTAATATGTATGTGTTAAGCACAGACCCGTATTTTTTCGTAAGACCTACAAGCTTCGATACAATCCTCACGCTCGACGATGGTATTAATGGCGATCCAATAATATTATACGGGACCCATTTCCCAGGCTGTTCTGGTGCATTAGCACACGTATCGTATATCTGGGTGGGTGAGTCGGGAGACCGTTTGAGCAACAGGTAGTAGGCTACTGGGATTTTCCCGGACATTCCGCCAAATAGGCTTTTGGACTCAGCGTTGCTGAATCGCCTGTACCACAGTAGTTGGAAACTTGCTATCATTGAGCCGTTTTTTTCCGCCAAGCGAGGTGGCCCACGATGACGGGTGAATAAATAGTAAAAGTCCCGTTTTGTCTATTAATGCCGATAGAGCATTCCGAACGAAATCGGGCCAAAGTGTGTTTGTTTTCCCCTTTTGCCCCATCCTCCGAATCCCCCCCTCATTATACGGCGGATTTCCCATGATGATGTCAAATTTGTCAATCCCACCAAACTGACGCTTCCAATTTCCAGTCAAAAAGTTGGCTGTAGCAATATTGGGCTTTGCTGATGAATCTAAGATCTCAAAGATCTTCTTACACACGCGCGCATTAACGGGGTTCAATTCCACCATGTAGAGCATTTTATCAATAATGTGCCTTGACCGTTCTCTCTCGTTACGAATTTCGTCTGCTAGACCTTTCATAAGTCGATAGTAGCAAATTACCGGAAAGTTGCCTATTCCATTTGCGGGGTCTAACCATTTGAGATTAGGATTTGACCAAACATCTTTTGGTAACGTATCGAGCATCTCACAAACGAGGCTGATTGGCGTAAAAACTTCCCCATGTTGCGCTTTTTCATCTTCACGAACTACAAGTCGCTTCCGTATGATTTCGAGTACTGTTGGGTTCGTAATCTCATCTTCACTACAAGTTTCAGAATTAGATTGTAGTTTTTCTTCGTGGCGTTTTTGTAGTCCCATTAGGTCGCCCCTAATATCACAATAGACATTTATCATTCTTTGTTTTTGGGCAATTCCGGAATCCATGATTGACGAAAGAATGTGCGAAAATTCACTGCGAAGCTCGGTAACTTGTGTTGCCTTTTCTTCTTTGGATAATGAAGAATTTCTTCTTGCCCAAGCAAGATAACATTCCAACATGGGTCCATCCTGTTCTGGATCACACAGAGAGCCTAATGTTTCAAGCTCGCCTATCGCCTCCGCGGTTACAGCTTTTTTAGTTCGGTTGTCTAACCATTTAGTCAGATTATCAACCTTACTGTCATCACAATTATTATCTGCCTCATTCGTATCCTGCAAGAGGATGTAAAGGGCTAGTAGGTTGGTGAAATAATGCTGCACTATTTTTAACATTTCCTTACGAGAAAGTTTCTTTTGACGTTTACTTGTTTGTTTATTTGGTGTATCAGCTTTGTCACCCTCGTTGTCTGCATCCTTTGAGCCATCTCCACGTTCCTTCACAGTCTTTTCTATCTTTCCACGCGATGATTTTTTCGCCATAATATTGCCGATACGGTCACTTAATTTCTGTAAGCGTGTATCTGAGGTATCTGAAAATACATCAGCAATAAGATCTTCAACATTTGCACTTGTTGTTCCATACTCAATGCTACTTTTAGCAAATGTCTCCATATTAGACAGTCCAAGTTCGCTAATTAAATTTGAATACGCATCCACGTACTCACGAGTTGTTTCCCGCATTGATAATCCATTTATGTCAAATGAATTAATTAATTGGCGCATACGCCCCATCTTGCTTTTTCTAGTTCCATCTTTCAAACGCGCGCTCATCATATTTTCGTAATTGTAGAGGAACTTTATCATTCGTGTTTTGAGCATATCAACAAAGTAACCTCGTTCTTTTCCTGGAGCAGGCGTGAGTACACGAAACATACTTTGGTAGATTGTGTCTGCTGACTCAATTGGATCCATATGAAGGGCAATATCAACGCATGGCAAAGATACACCAAGGCGAAGCTGTCCAGCAGTTAAAATAATGACACTTTTATTTGGATTTTTAGTTATGGCTGTCCGTTCATTATCCATTAACGTTTGGCGAATGTCCTTTGCCCCAATGCTTTCGGTTGTATAACATTTTTTGCTCTCACTTAGATTATTACCGAGTTCAATACCTTCATAATTTTCCTTATTAGCCTTTCCTGAATGCATGGGTATGAAGCAAAAATGATCCCGAAACCATACGCAAGTTTCATGTGGTAAGGTCATAATTACAGAAATCAATTTTCCCATAATTTTATCCACAACACCTACTCCACGTAATGTAGTTGGCAGGAACCATAATTGGCTGTGCTGTTGTCCACCTACATCAAATCCATTTAGAATGAGTGCTCTATTATCATAAACATTATAACGAATATGCTTTAATAACGCAATTATTTCTGCCTTACCCTCGTCTCTTCCACTACGACTTAAATTAGTAAAAATCCTTGCGACATCAACATCACCAATATCATTTCGCAATAGATCCTTTTCTCTTTTTATACTATTATCAGCATCTATATCGGGCGCAACAATTGTAAGAATAGGTTCATATTTATATATATCTTGTAAATCGTATAGTGAGTAGCCCGTTTCAACATATTTTACAAGAAGTCGCTTGAACTCTTCCGCATTTCTTTTACCTTCTTGTTCCTCAATATTTTCCCTAAAAAGGTTCAACATTAATTGCTGTGTTTGTTCATTTGTGATATTCTTCATATTTTGCATCATATCATAGGTCCATTGCATTACAAAAGGTGATGTGTTTACTCCACAAACATTATTATACTTAAGCAAAGGTTTTAAGAAAGTCGCAGTTACCATTACGAGAGGACAGCGTAGGTTGCCTTTTTCTTTATTACATAAATATTCCTTTACAATAGCATCTTGACCACCATCTTCGGTTCCCGCACCCTGATGAATTTCGTCGTAAAACACGATTGTGTTACCATTTGCATTATATAAAGCATCCTTAATTTCCTTAATAGGAACAAGCTCTTTCTTATCTTTCTCTTTTCTCCACAATAGTTGCTGGCTGATTATTAATACATTTTTCCTTTCTTTACTTAATCCTGAAAAACGATTCTTTCTTTTATCCTTAACATCTATAATCGAATATTCACTAATAGGAAATGAGCCACTATGATTGTTAAAAATATCATAAAACTGCCCGTGTGTTTCACTTACAGCACCTAAAATTATAATTGCAAGTTGAGGCTTAAATCGTTCTATAAGTCCAGCAATCATATATGACTTACCAGACCGGGGTACTGCGCCCCACACAACAGTTTGTTTCTTTGGTTTGGCTAGATCTCCTATTTCATTTCTTGTGCGGTTAATAAACAACTCTTGATGCAGTCTAGGTTGTAATATAGGCGAAGTAATGTGTCTGCCAAAGCTAAAATCGCTATTGAAATCTATATCTTTGACAGTATTATAGAGTCGTGAATAAAAACGAGTATGAAGATCCCCAATGCCGAAACATAACTTTTGGTCAAGTAATCGTGTCATAGCCTTACGCGACCGACTGAGCTTATTTTTAAATGTGCCTACATCATTAACAAATACGCCTAAATTAAGCGAGTCTTGATGCTTATCTAAAGCTTCAACATATATATTATCAATATCGTATGAACTTACGTTTTTCTTATAATCATTTTTATAAAACTTTGATGAAAAAAGATAATATTTGCTAGTTGACAACTTATCGTTTCCTTCATCTTCGCATACAAACTTTTTAGATTTGATCTCAGTTGCGTGTCCGGATGTATTATCTTCAAAATAAAGATCGGCTATTCCGCCTCTATTACCCCCATTTACTTCTTCCTCACTAAGAAACTGTTTTGAAGGCAACCCCTGAAAATCTATTTTTCCACTTTCAACTGATTTTAAAATAGTTCTCGTATATCCTTTTTTAAACTGGTCATCAAGTTGCAAAAAGTAGATAAGTCGCCACAAAGCCTCATATACGTGTGCGCGTGTTACAAGTACACCTTTTCGTTGTGGTGGATAAGGAAAACTGTTCAATAAATCATAAACATTTGGTGTTTTTTTTACTAATAGAAGGAGCTTTAACAGACTAATAGAATCCTTTCCGTTGGGGTATTCCTCATCACAATCCTCGTATCTTTCTTTCGCTCGTGCAAGCTGACCTTTTAAAGAGAAAATGTCATTTCGTATACTGTCGCAATCTTCATCAATACTGGGAGGTCTTAACTTATTAATTTCATCTGCGATTTCAGAATTATCCTGGTTCATTTAACCTAATGCGATATTATTTAACTAAGCAAAAATGCTTAAAATGAATCTTACTGGTGTAAAAGCGTAAATAGAAAAAAGGTCAGCATCCGCCGCGTCGTCCTTTATCGCCGCATCTTCCCTTTGGCTTGTCCGTTGGTTCACCTAGCTTGCCCCTCGAAAATGAAGCCGTCCACTCCAATGTACGGCGATAGTCAATCAGCTCACCATCTTTTTTCACACGATAACCCCGTCCACAACTTGGAATCCACTCTGGTAGCTCATGGTCTTCTTCAACTGCGTCCACTGATTTTCGCCCCAAGTATGTGAAGCACTCGCTGATTAAAACTGGCGCCCGCAGATCCTTTTCCTGGTCGCATGCACCGTGTTGGCATGGGAGTTGTTCGTAACTGCCATTTGCAAGAGGGCGGTAGCAGTTGTCGCCCGTTGGGTTTGTCGCCGACGGAATCTTGTACTGAAACCGCTCATCGTTGTAGTACTCATCCTGCTTCATCTTTTCAGTGACTACCATCACATAGCACACTCTGCCTCCTCTTGCTTTCGTATGATGCGCAATGATGATGTCGCCCACTTGCGCATGCTTCCTGATTTGTGGTTTACAAGTAGCCAGCGTCAGGTATGGTCCCTCAGCGTTCGGAGCAAAGCCCGCATCCGTGACGATCGTGTAGACGTATACCCGCGGTTGTCTTCTTTTTGATTTCGTTTTGTGGTCGAATGGCATCATAGCTGTGACTGCCAACTCAATTGTGCTTTTTCAAGTGGTTGAAATTACTCACATTTGAGTGCTGAATAAGCATTCAATTTAGGTTGTTAAAATTACTCTTTAGTAATTTACTAATAACAAATTCAACTTTTGAGTATTGAGAGTAACGCATTGGGTATATAGTAAAAGCCCACGCGTAATAGAAAAAGTCTTACGCTTCTCATTGTTCGTCTAAAATGTTGCCTTTGATCCAATTCCGGTTGCCTGTCTTGAATTCACAAGTCGTCTGTGCTGATCCAGTAACCGAAGAACTCAGTTTCGCATTCAGTCCAGCCATTAGCACTTGGATTTCTATCCGGTCGGGCTACTTGGTAGTGCGCTTTTGCGAAGCCCGACAAACTTGTGTAATCGACCCCATTGTGTGACAGCCGATTTGTTTGGGCGTTGTAAGAAGCAATCCAAATTTCATCATCGATCCGGTGGCGCACCTTGCGTCCGTCGTAAAACGCTGATCGCATATCGCGGCATCGCACTCCATTGTCACCTGAGTAGTGAATGACCCAAGTCGTCCTCTTTCGGTATCCTGCCTTATCTTGATTCGCAAGCGCTTCGGTCTCTAGTTCATCAGCGGATGCCGCGGGTCCGGTTCGTGACCGCTTCGTCTCGAACGCTTTGACGAACCACTTACCCGCGCCATTCCGAACAATCATTCGGGCGCCCAATGATCGAGCCACCTGCTTCATCTCGATCAACGTGCGTGAAGCATCAAAAGGACCTTTCTGCCGCTTTGTTAGTTCCTTGCGTTCAGCAAATTGTCCTTCAACGTCGCTCCGAGGAATCTCAGTAACTTTAATGATCATCAAGTTGTTTTCGTTTGACATCGTTGGTTTTTGAGTAGTTTGTGTCTGAATGCGATATGCTCGTTTGTTGAAATTACTCATTGTTGAGTACTCAATAAGCATTCAATTTTCTCAGGGTCAAATTGATTTGTGAGCTTTGAATGAGTAAGCAGCACTCGCTGAACAATGAGCGCCGCTAGCGTTTCGACCACCCACCTTAAAAACACGTCTCCGTTGCGGTATCCCGGCGGCAAAACTCGGGCGTGCAAGCTTCTTCTGGAACTTGTAAAAAAATACGTTGACACTACTCAATTTGATTGTGTGCTAAGTCCATTCTTTGGCGGCGGCTCCTTTGAATTTAAATTGCAAGAGGAGTTGGGGTGGAGTGTTAAGGCGAACGATGGGTTTGCTCCCCTTATTCGCTTTTGGCGGGAAGCCAAGAACAACAATGCTGAGCTTGTCGACCGCGTTCGTGCGATTCACGCAACCGTGTCCAAAGAACAGCTACAGGCTTTACGGTCGACCTTAACCACACAGACCGATTTAGACCAAGCAGCTACTGTGTTTGCCATCAACCGGTGCTCATTCAGCGGCGCAACGTTGTCGGGTGGGTTCTCCGATGGCGCTATTCAGGGACGGTTCACACCATCATCTATACAGCGACTGGCTAATCTCAATCTTTCCGAAGTCAACTTTTGGAACCAAGACTTTGAGGTCTTTCTCAAAGAACAATGGCAACACAACACCTTCGTGTTTCTGGACCCTCCTTATTATCTTGAAAAGGGATCGAAGCTCTATGGAACAAGTGGTGACATGCATCAAACATTTGATCACTCCAAATTACGCGTGATGTTAAAAGGAAAAAAAGGGATGGTTGATGACCTATAATAATTGTGAGTGGGTGCGAAACGCTTATTCTGACTGCTTGATAATAGATGCGGAGTGGGCGTATGGAATGAACAAGAGCAAGAAGTCCTCCGAGGTTGTCATTACACCGCGTTCTTAGCGAGGTTAGCTGGAGCTGGACCTGTGCCGTCCAATGTGAAGGGTGAAATGGGAATGTCCTTATCATTTTTTGGCTGAAAAGCCATAGTCCACGAAGTACTCAAGGGCTGACTTCCGTGCACCTTCGCCCGAATGCGTATTCTTGTTGGCACGCTGAATGTCGGAACTCCAAAGCCTTCACTATCTTCTCCAAGAGCGAATAGTCCGCGTTTTTCAATCTGTATGTATTGGTTTCCCTTTTGAAGATAGTATTGTGCAATTGTATCAAGGTATGCGATCTTCAATGTAAATATGGTGCAGTAGGATCGTGTTTTATGCCTTTTATTTCCCTCCTTCATTTCCTTTGTGATGATTGGGACCACACCATGTCTTTAGCCAAATTCTGGCAGCGTTCACATGAGTCTATCCTAGCGATTTGGAAAAATGAAAAAGTCTTTAATAGGGATGCCGTTCGGGAGCCCTATACTGATACCTTTCTAAACAATGCCGCAGGCAAGAAACGCAAGGGCACTGCGGGTAGATTTTCAGGTTCAGGGAAAGAAACCACATATACGGCGCACTCAGGTGGCGCATTGCCGCGCGATGTTATCAAAATCCCGGCTCTTGCAGGAGGGGCTGGAAGGATTGAGCGTGTTGATCATCCAACGCAAAAGCCATTGGCACTTTGCGAGCGCTTACTCAAATCGTGCAAACAATCAAATGATGAAGGAATTGTCTTCATTCCCTTTGTTGGGTCAGGTAGCGAGTGTGTTGCGGCAAAAAAACTTAAGATGCCATTTGTTGGAGCTGAGTTAAATGGTGATTATGTTGAGCTTGCGAGACGTCGGGTAGCGGAGTCTGTGTAAACGTCAATGAGGTCCTCCCTTGTGCGAATCTTCGTGAATATTTTTTCCGCAGTGCAAAAGTCAATCCACCATCCCTGGTCCGAATCATGATCCTTTTTCCCTTGCTTGGTGAAGTTGGCAGTTGAATTTATATCACCAAGTCCCAGCGTAAGTGCGTCTTGTTTCGCCATTGCAATAAGATTGAGGCTTCCATCAACTTCAAGGAGAATACCAAGCAGAAGTTCGTAATCGTGGGTTGCTTGAATGTGCTGAAGCTTACCCGGACCATGACCATTAGCATAGTACCGCGTTGCTTTCATTTCCACTCGTATTACCTTGCAGTCATCGGTAATTATTTGTCCATCGTGTCCCGTGTCGGTTCCTTTGCGCATTCTGAAAAGCCCGCGAATAATCTCTTCTATTTTTGATCCGTACTTCTTCCCCTCCAACGAAGCAACCTTTACGGTGTCTGGATCAGCGCCAAGGGCGCGGTAGTATTGACCTTGGCTAAGCGGGCATTCCCAATTTTCAATAACCTTCTGCCAAGCCTCTTTCGGAACACTACCGCCAGTTGTGCTCCTTATTTTGGGTGGAGAAATCTTTGATGTTTTTGTTAGTGCACATTCTCCCAGTTTCGTATTGAGCTTTCCTGAAAGAATGGCCTCGGCAGCTGACACATCAAAGCCATAATGCGATGCGAGTATAGACACCACGGCTCTGACTCCAGTTTCAAGATTTGATGCGGTTGGCATTGTCGCAGATTGTATTTAAAGTTTCTAAATAGCTCAATAAGTAATCAATTTCCATTTTGAATGAATTATAATTGGTATATGTATATATTTGGCAATCATCATTATTATGTGGGATTGGCTGCGGTGGTTGTTGGGGAAACGACAATCGGCATATTCAGAGTTAGAAGAAAGTGAGCGTGCTATTTCACTTCAATCGAACTTTTACTATCTCTCGCTGAACTATGAGGAAGGTAAGTGGTCTATACACGGATTGTGGCCACAGAACTCTGCTTCGAGCTATCCGCAGTGCTGCCGCAAGGTCACGTTCGATCCGTCCAAGCTAACACCGATCTTACCACAGTTGCAAGAGGATTGGGCGAGTGATCGTGGGAGCGATGATACTTTTTGGCAACACGAGTGGGAAAAGCACGGCAGCTGCATGTTCAACAATTGCGACGAATTTGAATATTTTAGTAGAGCTCTCAACCTATTCTCTTTCGTATGTAGAGGAAACTTAATAAGCAAGTACACAACCAGCGAAACAACCGCAATGGTGCCTTTTGACCTAAATTTCAACATTTTGCCACCATTGTGAGTAAGAATCTATAAAGAAATTATTGAATACCACTAGATTACAAATCACAAATGGCAGTTTCCACCACAGATTTGGCCGTAACCCCCGACCAGTACTCACCAGTGTTAAACTCAAACGGTGAGTACTCGGACGCATTGCCCTATGGCAGAACCAATTCCCATTGGTATTGCCCTTGTTCGAACGGACACGCGTTCAAACGATCCGCCCTTACAGCCCATTTCCGAAGCAAAAAGCATCAGCGATGGCTCTCAAACATGAATGCGAATCGTAAAAATCATCTTACACAATTTATCGAAGCCCAGAGAACCATCAAAAGCCAAACCAGAATAATTGCTGAACAGCAAAGGGCTGTTTCGTGTGCTCAAAACCGCGTTGCGGGGTTAGAGCATATCATACGAAAGAGGGATGAGCGGGTCCAGGAGTTGGAAGCCCAACTGTATTTGTTGAGTTGTTCCGCGTCAAGTGAGACCAGCGAACAAGCCAGTTAGACATTAGGTGCCAAGCAGAACACAGCGCACACCGAATGTTTGATTCAGCAGAAGACGATGGAAACCCAATGTCTATGTTATCGCAAGTGATTAAGAGTAATATTTTGCTAAACATGAAGAGTGGCAATGCCTTCTTTGATATGTTCTTTGCGAGCATCCTACTAATCTCACTCCGTAGGGTCTTCGTTTTGCTATCCGATTTTTCTATTTTAAGTTTGGCTTTTACGGAATTTGTCCCGTGGTTTCGTCCAAACCAGATTGAATTTGAGGGAAAACGCACCACAAAATCAAATCACTACGCAACTATTACGGAGAATTTATTCAGCACGCGGTTCACGGCGATATGGAATTACGTGGAGTCGTGTTCGAATAACACGCGAATCCACAGTTTACGAGAGATGCCTCTTAGCGATCGAAATAGTGATAGCTATGGCGATGTAATCAAGACAAAGCTACGCGCGTACACACAAGACATTTATGTTGTTAATCAAGTGCGAAGTTTTGAGATTGCACCACAAATCTACGCAAGGGTGCGTATCTCGCAGGAGTCTCTAGCCACAGGTGGCAATCGCCACAGTGCGAACACCAGCAATGTAAATCTAGACATAATCAAGCTAACAATCTTTTCCCGAAAAAAGACACTCACTGAGCTCCGCGAATTCTGTGATAAAATCACTGAAGATTATATTTGTAAGCTAGAAAAGCGTCGCGACGAGAAAAAGTTTATTTATGAGCTTGCTGGGAAGGACGGTGAGGTTTCTGGATGGGACTGGAACGAATACCCATTTACCTCTTGCAAACGCTTTGACAATGGCATGTTCTTTGATAATAAGCAGTACTTGGTCGATAAATTAGATTTCTTTATAAACAACAAAGACTACTACGAGAAGAATGGAATTCCGCACACACTAGGCATTGGTCTGCATGGTCCACCAGGAACGGGCAAAACATCCATCATCAAGTGCATTGCTAATTATCTCAATCGGCATATAGTGATTATACCACTGAACAAGATTAAATCACAAGACGAATTTATGGCAGCTTTTAATGAAGAAACATACAATAGAAACAATCCCAAAGGCTCAGTCGGATTTGAAAAGAAAATCATTGTATTTGAGGATTTAGATTGTATGATTGACATAGTTAAAGATCGGACGCAGTTAGCTAGCAAGAGTGGACAAGCTAATGGAAGCGGTGCGAGCGCAAACGGAGTCCCCATCGCACCACCCCACCCAGCCCAAACCACCCAGTCTCAAAGCGACGGTGTTGGGAAGAGTGAGATTGAAAAGACTGGCGAGATGCTTAAGGCGGTCATTACGGATATTAAGAACGAGGACGACGCGCAGATGACGAGTTTCCTGAAAAAGTCACAACCCGCAACAAACGACTTGACTCTTTCCTTTGTGCTCAATGTGATTGACGGAATTCGTGAAACGCCTGGGCGGGTGCTTATCATCACCAGCAACCACTACAATCAACTGGACAAGGCACTTATACGACCAGGGCGGATTGACGTCACACTCGAAATGAAAAATGCATCGGTGCAAGTCATCTCCGAAATGTATAAGCACTACTTTAACGAACGATTGCCAAAGTCTGTTCGGTTGCAGCTGCGCGACAATGTTCTCTCGCCAGCAGCAATCAACAATATCCGATTTGATTCAAAGTGCAAGGACGAATTCATAAAAAAACTGGTTCGCCACTTTTGAGTTGAGTCATGTTCTGTTGAGTTGTATCTATTTTGCTGCAATTCGTGCACGTGTCGCTTCGTGGCGTCCGATCGTTTGCCATTCATCAATGGGCTCAATGGTGCTAATTCCTTCATCAGGTAATGGCACATCGCACTCATCCCATTCGTCGTCTTGTTCTTCCTCCTCCTCAATGACTGCAATGGTGATCGCGTTTTTGATGGTAGAAGCCAGCTGTCTCGAAAGAGATGCTAGGGTGTGCGGAGTTGTATCGCCGATTAGGGTGCGCTTCACAAACGTGCTCACGCCCTCGGTCACCACTGGAGTCTCGGTGGGTGTCTCCAGCATTTCCCAATCCAATTCTGCCTCGTTCTTTTGGTTGTCAGTGTTAATCAGTTGTTCCTCTGGCTCTGCACCTTCGCCTTCGGCTGACTCATCCGAAGACGAATCAGATGTGTCATCGTCAGCATCGCACACCTCTTGCTCATCGATCTCGATTTCCTCTGGACGCCCATTTCGTCCACCACAGTAGCGCCACTGCATGCCAATCAAGAACAAGCATGGTTCATCAAGAGCTAGTGCTCGCTTTTCGGCAATATCGAATAATTTGCGCGCCTCCGCTGAATACGGCGATGCAGACTTACATAGTCGCATGATGCAGTTAGTCTGGCGCCAACTAGCGCCCAAAACTTCCCGTTTAGCTTGGTTCCTCGCAGCTTGTCCGGAAAGCGCCTCGCCGGTGATGTTATCGTAAAAGTAGTACTCCTTAACCTGTCTGAGTGAGTCATCGGAAGCCCAAGAAACAGATTTCTTAGCGCAAAGGGACATCTTTTGATCAGTCTAGTAGTCGGTTAGTCTGTGAAATCGGGTTAGTCGGCTACTCGGTTAGTTCGTAGAAAGCAGGGCAATCGCACGCAGTCAGTGTGTTGAATTTACCCTTAGTTTGGAACCCAATAAGTATTCAATTTAAAACCAACGCAAGCAATGAGTACAGCAGAGTCAATTAATCTCGTGTGAAATAGGAGTACCATGGCGGCTGCTGCGCAAAATGAAGCGCCTCTGGCACCGACAACGGGATTGCGCCGAAGTGGAAATGAAAAGTTCTACACGCGTGACGTCATAGCAAAGGAATGTGTCGCTGATCTTGCGCGTATAGTGCCAATTGATCCAGACACCGATTTACTGCTTGAGCCCAGTGCTGGCAGTGGTGCATTTTTGCCCCACCTCGAACCTCTCGCTAACTGCCTAATAGCAGTCGACATTGAGCCCGAGTGTAACAATGTTATTAAGCAAGATTTTTTAACTTGGAATGGCACTGAAATTGTTCTTCCCCGAGGGGGAAAGATGATCACGGTTGGTAATCCACCGTTTGGGCGGCAATCTTCTCTTGCTCTAAAGTTTATCAAGCACGCTGCTAAGTTTAGTAAATATATAGCGTTTATTCTTCCTAAGAGCTTCATGAAGCTTAGTATGCAAGAGAAGGTGCCGCTGGGTCTTCATCTTGTGCATCAACGGGAACTCGATATGAATGCTTTTACAATAAACGATCAGCCTCACTTCGTGCCCTGTGTTTTTCAAATTTGGGAACGCCGTGAACACGCACCGCGGGTCAGAACGCCGCCTCCACAGCCCAACCTCTTTTCCTTTGCTAGCCAACAATCAAGACACCACTTTGCGGTTCGAAGAGTGGGTGTCAACGCGGGCACAATAATACCTTATCCTGCTTCAAAAGAGTGTAACACTCAAACCCACTACTTTATTCACCTCTTTCAAACCACACATATTCCGAACACAATAAGTAATTTACAAAAGTGTCAGTTTTTAGAAAGTTCAAACACCGTTGGTATCAAATCCATTAGCAAGAGGGAGGTGGTTGACGGGTATGATTGTATTCTAAAATCACTTACGTAATTCGGCAAATTGAATACTAATTCGGTACTGAGTTAAGGGCAACTTCAATAATCTGACCTTACTTGCTTTTACCTTTGCTTTTTGAAAAACTATGCCGAACCAGATCCAATTGCGCTCTATCGAAAGAGGACTGCTGGAGATTTTTGGAGCAACATTCAACATTAAGGATCAACTCAAGCGACTAGGGTGCCGCTGGCAAGCGTCCAGCAAGAGTTGGATTGTCGGTGAGCGACCAGCATTGCGAACGACTCTGGAGCAACTTGTAGACGAAAATCGGTTATCGGGCAAGAACAAGCCACGATTGTGTGGATTTTGCCGAAAACCAGGACATACGCAGGGCTCGTGCGACCAAAAGCGCGTGTCCTTGCTTGCGCAACGCTGCCGCCAAGGACCTGGAGCCAAGTATATGCGACTGTGGGGAACCGACCATTGCCAATGCACCTATGGACCTCTTGCTGAAACGTGCTTCAAATGCAATCATTGGTGCTGCGCTGCCGCCACACCTTTGCCAGACGATCCCAACCAATTCACCGCGTTCACCTGCCCACACCACGGAACCGGAATGGAGCAACTCCTCAACGACACTCGCGGAACCTAATCTAACAAACTTACGCAAGTACTCGCCTATTTTCTTTTTTTTATTTTGGACTACTGAGTACTCAGCTAGATATGTGTAGTCGGATTAGTTGGTGTATTGGGCGGACGTTTTTCACTGAAGAGTTTCAGGCTTATATCAATGCGCACTGCACTGACATAAGTGAAGAAGAGAGGGTCTATATGAGGCTACGATACCTACGCACTCTTGCTAAGTTGGATGAATCTACCAAAAGATGTGGGTTTTGGTACACCTGTCTCGGGAGTGTTGTTACAGTTGGTTCGCTCATTGTTCCTGCTTTGATTTCCGTCCAAGACCGTCCTGTGGAGTCTGACGCAGACACTCAAGACAAAGCGCAACACGAAAATAATGTCTACTGGACGGTCTGGGGGATATCTCTTGCGGTTACCGCTGCCAACGCAATCATTAAAATGCTCCAGCTAGACAAAACTTATATTACGCGCAATATTCGGCTAAATCAGCTAAAATCGGAAGGAACACAGTATTTAGCATGCTCGGGTGTTTATGGACAGTGTGCTACAAGGCAAGAGAGATTTATACTCTTTACTGAAAATGTTGAACGTATAAAGGCTGAACAGACGCTTGAAGAGTTCACTCACCAGCGAAGCGGGAATGAATTAGCTGCTGCGCCACTTATTATGTCTGCTAATCCGCAGCCACAAGTTATTACAAGTCAAGTAACAGTTGATCCTAATGCATCGTCTCATGTGAATGGAGTTCCCGATACTGAAACTGAAATAGTAGGTCCTACAACCGCAAGTCAGCCAGATAGCGCAACCCGAAGTACTGAAGTATCCAATGTCTAATGGCTAAAACTATACAGCCAAGTAGATGGAAATTGATTTGGTTCCATAAGTATTTTGTTAAGCAATTAACAAAACAAGGCTAAAAGCGATGCCGATGTCGTGCTATGTTTGCGGTCAACTGGGAACAAAATCGCGGTATTTTGGGATGGCAGAGTCGGAGAAGAAACTTTCAAACTTCTTGAGGAACGGCGATAATGTCCAGAACATCTGCGACGTGGTTATTTACCTTGGGACGTATGGTCATCAGGAGAAAATCCCGTGTTGCGCAAGTTGCTTTCGGATTGGAAAGAGGTGGTCGGGGGTTGAAACTGGTTTCCACAAAAGCACCGACTTTGATCATATTGTGCGAAAAGATATGGCGAACCACGCGACCATCAAGTATCGTCGCTATCTGCCAGAGGGTGACTTGGGGGACATGGGGCGTCCAACCAAAGTGAAGGATCTCCCAAAGACGAAACACTCTGGAATATTTAGCTACGACTACACTCTTACTCTGACCACTCGGGAGATGCGCGACGGCAAATGGATTCAGGTGCCTAAACCAAAGGGGGTCATCGCTAGCGATTGGGAGATTCAGGGTCAAGAGATTAAGCCAGAGTACACACAACCTCGTTGGGTTCTTGAAGAGTTTAGGGGTGCTTCACACAAGCCTTTCAAGGTGGGACAACTTGTCCTTAATACAAATACACGAGTCAATTGGCAAGGTGAAATAAAGCGGACATTCGAAGGAGTGCGCCTAATCAAAGAAACCGGAGAAAAGGATTCAAATGAAGTGCCCATTTGGATTGCTGAGGATTACGATTTGGCAAAGGAGCGATCAGCGAAGATACTACAGAAATGGTGGCGGTGTGAGTACTCAAAGTATTACGGACCCAAACACAACGGAAGAAAGCTAGAGCCGCGAAAGCGTGAATATCCGCGATTGCGGGCGTATCAACTATGTTTCGAGTGCGTGCTATGTGGCGGGTACACTACCAACCAGCGTATTCAGCAAGAGGGAGCTGAGTGCAAGGTGTGCACAGGATGGACCATCGACGAGCGATATTGCCGAGTGTGCGACTGTGAGCTGGCTGGCGAGCGAACGACTGGGTGTCCTGGATGCCAAAATTAACAAACGCGTTCAACAAAATGTTCAAGAACATTTTTTTAAGTAGACATGCCTTCGGTTGCTTTTGTTACGCTTACAAACGATGGATATATTGACTATACACTCAATTGCCTTAAGTCGCTTGAAAAGTGTGGATTCACAGGCAATCTTATTAGTTACTGCATTGGTATGTCTTGTTATGAACGTTTAAAGAGTTCTGGTTATGAAGCCCGACTATTGGAGGGTAATAATAATACAGAGTTTGAGGTCTATAAGAAAAAGAAATGGAGCTTAATAATGCACGCAAAGTTTGATATTATTACAGATTGTTTAAAAACGCACGACTATGTATGCTTTACAGATGGTGATATAGTTTTTCATAATCCTAAGTTTTTAGATAACCTTTTACTATTAGCACAGAATTATGAATTACTGATACAAAATGACGCGGGACCTGGATGTCAACGTGCAGCTTGTGCTGGTTTTATGTTTTTAAAATCTAATGAAAAAATAAAGTATTTGTTTGATCCGGAGCGAACCCGCGATCGATGTTATGAGGACAGTTTATACGAAGATCAAACTTATATAAATAGCATTTTACAGCAAATTAAATTTAAGCTTTTGTCACAGGAAGATTATCCAAATGGCGCATATTTTTATTCTCAAGCACCTAAAAATCCGTCATTAGTGCATTTTAATTGGATAGTTGGAAATGAAAAAAAAGATAAAATGAAAGAGGCTGGTATGTGGTATCTAAGTAATTAGGCTTAGACCCAGCTCATATTTTAAATTAATGAATAACGAATATATTTGGTCCAAGGGTCCGCTTGCAAGTAAATACTCAGAAGAGGGGACAGAAATATGTGGTACGAAAGAGGATATTGAAGATTGTGTACGTAGGGCAAACGAGACAGGGATTATGTGGTTGCGCTGTGGCTCAACTATGAGAGTAATGGATATAACAATGTTTGCAAGTTATATACAGTTATTAACCCGAGATGTTATTTTAATTACAACCGATGGCGACAGACCCATACCCCAATCATTATCAAAAGGAATAGTGCAGAAGTTCTTAAATTCTAACAGGATTAAAATATGGTATACACAGAATTTTGATGGAACAGTTAGGCATCCGAAGTTAAGACTGATGCCAATTGGTTTTGACTTACACTTTCCAGAGACATTTATTAATGGTCAAGGAGGGCATAATAAATTTCATTATATGCTTAAATTAAGTAAAATATGCACTAACCTAGAAAAGGAAGCGTCAAGTAATTTTCAAAAGAAAATGAAAATATATGGCGACTTTAATATTAATTATACGCATCCCGAAAGAAAATATTTGCATGAACAAATATTAAACTTAAAAATTAATAATGATTTAATTGATCTTCAGGATAAAAAGATTTCATTTAAAGCCATCACGCGAAAATACAATGAGTATTGCTTTGCTATCTCGCCACGAGGCGGTGGACTAGATTGCCATCGTACGTGGGAGTTGCTATTAGCTGGAGCTATAGTAATTACGCGCTCATCCAGTTTGGATCAAATGTATATCGACAACCAGTTACCAGTTGTAATTCTTGATAGCTGGGATCAACTATTTCAGCCAAATCTAAAGGATAAAATGCAAGAGTGGAAAGAACAGTACAGCGAATGGACTAAGCTAGAACATATATTGCCTCGCTTGCGCTTTGATTGGTGGATCAAGTCTTAATTAGATTGCTCAACGTCTTCGGGAGGCGTTTTGCCACATATTTCGTCAGTTTTACCTAATTTATACTTATCGTCCATGTACCGCATGTCCCGGGTTATTTTCTTACAGTCACCAACATTTCTGTAACGGCGGTAAATTCGTAGAACATTCAATCTGCCCTTCTTCGCAATCGCAGCACGCCGAGTGCCTTTCCCTGTCTTCTTCATTTCGTCGTGCACGCCCTCATTAAGCGCCATACGCCGAGCGCGCGCGGTTTTGTTCAGCTTGTATTTGTACCGCTTCCCGCTTTCGTCTATCTTTTTGAGCACAGGAAATCCCTCCGGTTTGCGGGTTACACGTGTGCCCCTTTTACTTTTTGATGATCTTCTGGTTTTCAAGCCTGCTTTTCGCGGCATCGCTTATGACACTTATATAGTTGCCGATTATTATGAATATAACCAGTTAGAATAATAGAATGTCGGTTGGTGAAAATATTGCCATTGCGCTAGGTATTCTTGTGCTGGTTCTGGGTGTAGCCCTTGTAGCACTCGCTGCTTATACGTTTGGAAAGAGGAGGAGTGGTGCTCAATCGTTTCCAAATACGTATTCTGCGCAGCAGCCCGGAATGCCACCCGGAATGCCGCCCGGAATGCCACATGCGCAGCCAGGAATGTTCGGTGCTGGGTTGCCTCTTAGTCCAAGCTACCGTGGTCCCCCAATGTTTGCTCCACCCAACTACGGACCACGTGTTCCTCTTGCTGAACGCTGGTACGAGTCGGGTGACTCACATTTTACCATGTTTGATATCCCAAACAGAGCAAGAGGGTTAAGAGGGTGTGGTGGTTGCAATCCTGAGTACTCACCTGTTTGTGGCGCGGATGGGAAAACGTATCAGAACAGTTGCTGCGCGGACAACGCCGATGTTGATATAGCGCATCCCGGTCGGTGCGGACGCGACGACGATTAAATACGTACATTATTGTAATCGTAACCAGATTGATTCAAGAATTGACATAGTTAGAGGTTAGAACTCCGTCTCCGAAAACATGGCGCAATTCCACTCACCTTCAGATGAAATACCGATGGGCACTTCTGCTTTGTAATTTTAAGAGATCTTTCCAAGAAAGTTCTCTTGAATCCGAATCCAATAATTACGATGGCAGGGCTTTGCGCTGACGACGAAAACAAAGCACCATCCACCGAAGGACACGATGCCGAAATAGCCTAGATGTAGACATTTCAAAGCAACTTAGAGAAAACGGGCGCTAAATTTCTGTTTCTCGGAAATAATTTCAATCACTTTCAAGTACCCCTCACGATCTGGAATCGGCCTCCCTCAACTTTTTCAGTGTGAGAAGTTGTAAAGGGTTTGAATAGTTTATGACACAACTGTATGTGTTTATTATTATGGCTGCCGTATTTATGTTTTTCAGTGTCAATGTTGGAAGCAAGAGGGAAATAGGAAAAGGGGGGTTGTAAATTTACGTTTTCCAGAAATAATTTCAATCACTTTCAAGCACCCCTCACGATCTGGAATCGGACTCCCTCGTTTTTCATTGAGAGAAGTTGACAAGCATAACTTTATTGGATATGAATGCTTATATAATTACGTAAACTATTTCATCTTTCGTATTTGGAAAGATGAAACAAATATAGTTGTTTCGGTGTTAATGTTTTGTGGTTTTGGAATAAATACTTAATATTGTCTGCCGAATGTATATACATTTTTTCAATTTATCGGCGGTAGCCGGTGCAGTCGCAAAGAGCTCCATTCACCCACGCACCATAGTTGCGTCCCTTGTAGACATCGTTGAAACCTGGGCGTGTAAGCTTCACGCCGCGCACTGAGGTTTCAATCCGTGGAAATATTCCTGAACCCGTGCGAGAAGTAACTGCGGCAGCCATCATATCAGCTGATGAATCAACAGTTGGTCCAACTGGCAAAAAGCATCGCCGTTGCTTGCACGGTTGCGCAGAGAGCACGCATACATTAACACCGCATCCTGGCATTTCTAGTACTCAAGCGAGAGAAAAAGCTCATCGGCAATCGCATTTTGCGTAGCCACCCTCTTTCGTTCGACAATTTAAAGGCTCCTTTGTGTTACGGTGAACCCTGACAAAATACCGAACTGCGCGATAGGTTCCGAACAGTGCTAAACAAATTACGATTGTAATAAAGGTATGCCAAGCAAACTTTTGAAAACCTACAAGATCGCCTAATAGTGAATGCGCCATTTTCTAATTTGTACACTGAAAAAGTAAGATTACATATTAGCCAAACCGAATTATGGCTACCGCGTGTGGTCTGATCGCTATTTGTTCTCCTTTTATTTCAGCTGATGTGCTTGACATTATGCGGGGTCTTAGATCAATCCAGCACCGAGGACCTCATACATGGGGCGTGTCATGTTTAGATAACAACACAATCGTTGGTCAAACGGCTATCGGTTTGGTGCCAAAAAGCAGCAAATTATCCAATCCATATTCATTAAGAACTGGCATTGCCCACGTAGGCTATTGTGCGAACCCACTTCAACACGAATTTTCGCCAGATCAAATTCCTAAAATTAAAAAATTAGCTCAGCCATCTCTTTGCTCAAGTCATCGAGGCGATTTTGCGGTGGCATTTAATGGTAAATTAGGTCCAATACGCTTCTTAGAGCCTACAAATATCAACAATAAAGACCAAACCGCACCTAAATGCGACATTGAACGCCTCATAAACGCGATTAAAAAACATAAATCAAAAAACTGGATAGAAGTAGTGCACGCAATTAGTGCGAGTTGCTTGGCAGCCTACACGTTTGTAGTTCTAACAACACAAGGAATATATTATGCAAGAGATGTTAATGGCTATAGACCATTGTTTATGACACAATGTTTTAAAAAGGGAAAACGCCTTGCGGTTGTAGTTAGCTCCGAACAAATAGCGGGAACAGAATCACTTTCGTTTATGTCTAATCCTGAAAGCGAAGAGCAAGAAGTTAAAATTCAACACCGATCTATAGCTCCCGGAACTCTTGGTTACTTGCGCCTAGACAGCTCATGGAAAGAGTGGTGTATAAATCCGTCAAATTGTAAAACATCAATAACAGATATAAGCGAGAATAAGAGAGAGCAACCGATTCAGTCTCTTAAAAAGCGATGCGCGCTTGAAGCAATTCACTTTATGCGTGGTGGGGGGCAGTTTGATGAGTTAGTTATTGATTACTTTCGCGAAGAATGTGGACGACGATTAGCGCAAGAGGACGCCGCGCAGGGAATCGGAAGTTTTGGTCTCAATTCACAGACCGTAGTCGTTGGCTGCCCGCGAAGTGGAATTTCCGCCGGTCGTGGCTACGCTGCTGCGTCTGGAATTCCCTACGTCCAAGCACTCAGAGTAGCCTCAAAGGTCCAACGCACATCATCCATTAAAAATTCAAAAAAAGGAAAAACCAATGTGATACGACGAAGAAAGAGTGTGCCTGAGCTCCTGATATCCCAATTATTAAGTGGACTTCGTGTAATTTTGGTGGATGACCTAATTATAAAGCCCGGGGGCGTGAAGCGTGCCATTGAGCTTCTGCGAGAAGCAGGCGCAGTGCGCATAGATGTTCGCATCGCATCACCGAAAATAGTGACAAACTGTAATTGGGGAACGTATTTGCCCGACATCGAGGATATGGCAGACGCGCAAACAAAATCACAAAGCTACCCGACTCAACCTCTCACCTCTCTTGCTAACGCCGGTGCCCACACCGTCAAATACTTATCACAATCAGGTTTTAGAGAATTAATTGGTTCTGGTTTCTGCAACCACTGCTTTTTACAACCCTAGGCGGAGAAATCTATCCCCATCGCTTTACGAGCACACTTCGCTTCCCCTCATCTACATGAGCAGGCACATACCACCGACGCACGTTTGGATTCCACCACGCCCCAAGGCGCTTAGCTTCATCCTTAGATCCATACGGCACATCGAGCCAAACAATCTTTCTCTCTTTTTCGCGGCATGACTGTTGGGCACTTGCGTTTGCACCAGCGCCTACACCCGCGCTTGCGCTGCTAACTCGCGATCGCCTCGGCGCATCCTCTTTCGGAGGCTGCATAAAGACCTTACGCCCTCCAGCACCCTCCACCGCAAGCTTATCCGCCCACGCGTTTCCGACAGAATGCTCGTCATCTTTGCCAGTATGCGCCGCTACGTATTCTAATTTCAAGTTTGGCAAGTCCTTACACGTATTCCACGCTATTTCCACCAATTGCGCGTTTGGGATTGGTTGTCCACTGGTGGTTTTGAAGCCCTTACTAGCCATTTTTTCGCCATATTCACCACACGCTGTAATCGCATAAGTTGAATCGGTGTAGATTGTGACCGAATCCCCTCGTCCAAATTCCTCTCGCATTTCATCCAAAACGGCGAGGATTGCTCGTATTTCGGCAACATTATTGCTGATCTTATCAGCAACAAGTTTGCGACTTATGTTGCGGGGACTATTTAGCCCAAAAAAAACACCGATTCCGGCACTTGCTCTTGCTGTGCCATTATTTAGACACGAACCGTCTGTATAGACTATGTGAGTTTTGGCGCTCATACGATAGTCCGCTCAATAATCTACGTTAGCAAGAGGGCTACAAGTGGTTTACCGTTTAAAGCCCGCCACGCAACTGCAGCGCCAGATGAAGGGTAGACTCCTTTTGAATGTTGTAGTCACTCATCGTGCGACCATCCTCTAGTTGCTTACCAGCAAAAATAAGTCGCTGCTGATCCGGGGGGATTCCCTCTTTGTCCTGAATCTTTGCCTTTACACCCTCAATTGAGTCTGATGGTTCAACATCAAGTGTTATTGTTTTTCCCAACAACAGGATTATGGTGAAAATCTGCATGGTCTAGATAGTTTCCAGTTGCTTCGTCTAAGTTGATTGAGGGCGAATAACTTATGGCGACATCCATTCTAGACAGCATTAAGTAACCATATCGGAAACCATCCATTGCACGCCCTAATACGCCTCCCTTCGTTCGATTCTCAAATTCAAGTCGCTCGCTATCCACTCGCACTTGCCGTCTGTCCCGCAGTCGGATCCTTCTTCCAGAACACGGCTGCTGAACCACAAGAATAGCTCGTATTTCGGCAACATTATTGCTGATCTTATCAGCAACAAGCTTGCGACTTATGTTACGTCGACTATTTAGTCCAAAAAAAACACCAATTCCGGCACTTGCTCTTGCTGTGCCATTATTTAGACACGAACCGTCTGTGTAAACAACGTGGGTTTTCGAGCTCATGCGATTGTCAGCTTGATTATCTACGTAAGCAAGAGGGCTACAAGTGGTTTATTGTTCAAAGCCCGCCACGCAACCGCAAGACTAGATGTAGGGTTGACTCCTTTTGAATATTGTAGTCACTCATCGTGCGACCATCCTCCAGTTGCTTACCAGCAAAAATAAGTCGCTGCTGATCTGGTGGGATTCCCTCTTTGTCCTGAATCTTTGCCTTTACACTCTCGATTGAGTCTGATGGTTCAACATCAAGTGTGATTGTCTTTCCCGTAAGTGTCTTAATGAAAATCTGCATGGTCTAGATAGTTTCCAGTTGCATCGTCTAAGTTGATTGAGGGCGAATAACTTATGGCGACATCCATTCTAGACAGCATAAGTAACCATATCGGAAACTATCCATTGCACGCCCTAATACGCCTTCCTTCGTTCGATTCTCAAATTCAAGTCGCTCGCTATCCACTCGCACTTGGCGTCTGTCACGCAGTTGGATCCTTTTTTTAGAACACGGCTGCTGAACCACAAGAATTCGCTTAGGTTGAACGGAGTACTCATTTCGATGGGTCTGAACCTGAACCTGAATCTGAATCTCTTCGTCGGGATCTCCAATGAACCACGCAACGTCCTTCGCCATTGTTTACTCTGTCAATTGCTAATTAAGGGTAATATAATTCGTAAATCAATTTTGTCAGGTGCGAGTACAGAGAATGTCTAACAACTTGTGCCGCCCAACGCCCAATCTTAACCGTTATCGCCCCCAAGGCAGAGTTGTCGCTACACAATTGCAAAAACGCAATTGTGTAGCGACACAATTGCAAAAACGTAAGGGACCCATAATTCCCTTGCCTGGCTCAGCAGGGCACTTGCTCCTAGGATTTGTCCATGCGGAAGCGGAAGCAAACCCACTCCTGTAGCAAGAGTTGGACAGGGGTGTTCGCGGAAGACATTTTACGGAAACACCGGCGACGGGACTGCTTCAGTACTCAATAACGCGGTTGCGGCGCGAACTAGTACCAAGGCAGACGCTCGCGGAAACCAAGTGCAGCACTTGCAAATAACTGGACCCAATTTCTGCAATCGCCTCTTGCTCGCACCAGGCTACGTGGATGTCAATGCGGGTGCGCGAGCGGTGGCTCTTGCCAATGCCACCAAATGTTGTTCAAATTAACATTTTCTAAAAGGTTATTATGCTAAAAAGCTGGCTTTTGCAAACCTTTTTCTAAAAGGTTGTTTTTTTTCGCTAACCTGTTTCTAAAAGGTTGTTTTTCGCTAACCTTTTTCTAAAAGGTTGTTTTTTCGCTAACCTTTTTCTAAAAGGTTGTTTTTCGCTAACCTTTTTCTAAAAGGTTAACCATACATAATGCGGCGGGTAGTTAATCTACCGACATTCCAAACTAGGCTAGGTCCGTACGTCCACGCCAAATACGACACCGCGTAGCCGTTGACAACCGACATAGCCCACGAGCTATTCCACACTACACTCGCTACTCCAAGCGCACCTTGTAGTGGCGTCATTCTGATCCTATCTATCGTATATGCCTAACATTTTAAATTGTTAGCTTTACCGCGAAACGGGAACCGTCCGCCTAAAAATATTAAGCTCTTGGGGAATGCGCCGAGTGCCGACGTTGGCAACCCGTGGATTGAGACCATCGCACGGATAGCCAGCACAATCATTGCAATCGCCACCAAATTGCGCTTTCCCTCTCTCCAGACGCACGCATTCGAACTGGTTGCATTCGTTTGCAACCTCCGTAACACGCCCCTGACGCGCAATGAGCAAGCTCGCGTCCACAGCACCCTGGTGCGCGTACTCAGCATTGTTGCGCTTATAAGTCCAACTCAAACACTCACACGACCCCCTCTTTCCACCAAACTGTTTGCCGGTTGTGCAGCTTTGACCGCCACCAGTCAAGCCTCCAGGGCAAATACTATCGGCATAGTAGCTGCGATCTTCACACACGGTGTTTGATGCCCCGTGTAGACAATTATTGCACGTGTTTGCGCAAGGACGCCGCAAGCCACAACCGCGAATAGCCAGGTTGGCGTCGTAGCCAATTCCACTCTGTTTGATTAATTCAGATGTGGAGAAAGAATAATTCTTGCGAGCGGGCACCGTTATGCTTTTTACAGGAGGAGGCGGTTGCACTACAAAGACTGGGGGGTATTGTATAGGTGTAGTATTTGGTAATTGGTTTGGCTTTTTAAATGGATGAATACCCTTTGGGGCTTCTGTGTACTCACGGGTAACAATTGTCCCAGTGCCGTAGATCCCTAGTGGCTTGTTAGTTCCACCACACGCATATGCGCCCCGGTTTCCCTTTACTGTATCCTTGAATATCTGATTTGTTTCTTGGCTACCGTTTCCAAAGTCATAGGACGAGCCACAGTTTTCGCAGCACTGATCGGCTGTAGGGTTTGAGGAGTTGCGCGAAAGTGGGATGGGTGGAAGCTGATTGCGAAGTCCACATCCGCCGCAAATAAGTATCTTACCACCGCCGCGGGGTGGCGTGTTCTTTGGCGTATGTCCCGCACACGGCGCTCCGTCCAATCGACCCCCTTGCTCGGAAAAGTTGCGTCTTATCCATCCCTGGCGGTGCTCGTCGCCGACCGCAAAGGGAGTGGGCGCAGGGCGCCGCACATTCATTTTATAAATACCTCCCGCAACACGTTGCTGTCCGGCTGCTGCTGATGTTTTGTTAAATAGGACATCCGCCCTTGATAGCTGGCACGAACGCTGTGTGTTGTTAAACCGGCGGGTGCTCGGTTGAATCAATGCGGCTGTGGTGAGTCCCATATGGTCTTCTGCCTAGGACATAGATATAGTCAAGAGCAAGAGCGCTATTAAATCGTGCAATAATCATCTGACGGAATGATAGGCAATGTGGCAGCGTATCCGTGTAGTAGTTGCATCAATCATCGCGATTGTGTTTGTTTCAGTAGTTACAGCTCAAGCAGTGCACGCTTGGCGAACAACGAAAGAGGGGGCTGTTGGTGGTTCGGAAGATAACGACGAAGCGAGTGCTCCTCCCTGTGACGCAACAGCGTGCAAACCTGGCGACGTAAGCTGTCAAATTCAGCAACAAACCGAAACCATTTCGCGGCTCCAAGCCACAATTAATAATTTGAGTAAGATTGCGAATGAGGCACTCACAAAGGCAAACGCAGCCGCTGAGTCTGCGCAGAAGGTGGGAAAGGCTGCGCTTTCAGCCCACAACGCACGTGATGCCGAAGCATCCGCCGCTGCCGCCCCTCTTGCTGGTGTTGGCGCCAAGCCTCTCCCTGCCACACCTATCCCGCAGTCTAGCATGGTGCCCGCGAGTGGATCATCATCCGCCGACACTGCGGGCAGTGTAAAATCTAGCTAAGGCAAGCTCGTGTGCCTAGACAGACGAAATCTTCTACACCAATAGTAGCATACTCCCATGTCTGGCTCTCATTTTCAGCAAGCGGCAACTGACCCAAAAGGGCTCGAGCAAGCGCTTTTAGGTAACCCTTACCCATACGCCAAGTTTGTTAAAAATCCATCGCAAATGGGAATGTCAGGAAATGGCGGAATGAACGTTCTCGCCAACGATATCGAAGGGATCATGTCCTATGTTCAAATACTTATAGAAGGCACCGGCAACGCATCCGCGACTGGACAGCCTCTTGGCAACAAATACTTTGTCCCCATTCAAGGGCTCACTTGCAAACCTTCTGGCAAAGTAAAGTGTATGGACATTAACGGCAACGTGCTCAATCCTTGCCCGGACTTGGACTCAAGCGGTAACGCACCACGTTCCATTTACATAAACAACGTGCCAACTGGTAACATCCCATTTGTTTCATCCGCCACAGGCGTTGACTTTAAACAATTTCGTGGTTTAGTCCCCGGAATTATGCAATCCGCAGAGGCTCTCAACCCCCTAGCATTGCTTGGTGGCTTTATGCAGGGCGCCAATCCGCCTTGCTCTTATGTGACGATGGAAACGATTGGAGATGATAATGTAAAGCGTAATCAAGGTGCATGGGTGGCGGATGCTGAGCTGTCAGGCATGGATCCGTGTGAGTTTGGGAAGCCCTATAGTGGTAACCCACTCACTGGTGAGCCATGCACTGAAACTTTAGTTGGGGGACGCGGGGAACCACATCAGTTAGGACCTGGTGGGGTTCAACGAAAGAGGGTTAGTGTAAATCGTGCAGCCACCTTGTTGCCCACTCCGGAAGAGTGGATCGCCGGTGGCGTGACTGCCCTGTTGGCGATTGGAGTACTCAGAATGATGGAATAAGGAAAATGTGTGTTCATTGTATTCTTAAAATGCTTCCTGTCCTGCGAGATCGGCAGCGTGGCGAGCCACAACAATGCCGCGTGGTTGGGCTGGGCGAGCACGAGGGGCGGTGGGTTTGCCTTGCAAGACAATACCAGAAGCCACTCCCCGCCGCTTTTCCGACACAGCCGCGCTTGAGGTGGGAATCTTGTTTGCAACGTCTACTGGGTACTCAGCAGGTGCGCAATCGCACGCATCCATATCCGGCTGGGGCGTTTCATTATCGCTATCGGAGTCAAATCCCATTATTTTACCAATCTCTCCATTGTCTTGCATCAGTTTGTGAAGTTGCAATCGTGTGGTTTGCGCACCCGATTGCTCAACATAGACAAGCACTGCGATGGCTATGACCGCGATAACGACGAGTGCCACGATGTGTCCCTTCATATCCTGCTAATAGAACGCAATATTTATTTCGGTGGTGATTGGGGGCTATTTAGACCTTGATGCGAAGAGCATTGTACAGCAGCCCAATGATGAGACCGAGGGCGAAGGTGTCGCCGAAAGCCATGGCGGTGCACATGGCAATGTCACGGGGTTTCCTAGATCGGCACGGCGGATAAATGGAGCCGATGCCGTCAAAAAAGCCTTGCGCGTACCGAATACCAGTCAGGTTGGTCTTGTTCATAATGGCAAGCAGGAATACACTGGTTGCCCAGATAATGCCTAGAGTTAATCCCAAACGCACCGGATAGATCATACTTACTTTATTGTGTTAAAAAACTTATTTGCGACCCCGTTTGGAATGCTTGCGCGTGCGATGTCCAGCCCCGGGAACGAGCCGCATGTGGCGCATCTTCACAGCATCCCTTTTCACCCTCTTGCTTTTGGCTTTGCCGTGCTTGCGCGTGCCGCTCTTGCTTGACTTGGACGACGTGCTCGAGCGCGTGCTGTGACGCTTGCGCTTGCGTCCGCCGCTCTGAGAACCTTCTGTAGCGCTTTCGAATGACTCGTCGCTTGGGTACTCTTCTGTATCATCCTCCTCGTCTTCAGACTGTTCCATGTCGCTTTGGTACTCTTCTGTCTCCTCCTCGTCCATCTGTTCTTCTGCTGCGGCTGCGGCTGCTGCTTCCCTCTTCTTGCCCGACAGATCCATCCGTGGCGCAGCAGCTGCTGCTGCCGCTGGTAATTCCGAAAGGCTACGAGGTCTTGGACACGGTTCCGCAGCCGCAGCAGGATTAATCTCAGCCACTCGTCTGTCAATTAGACCTACGATCATTGCGGCAGCATCGGTCCCCTTTCTTTCCTCTCTTTCTATTTCGTCAATGATTTTTTCACTTTGTCGCTTGGTCAACCGCACTCTTGGTGGAACGGGTTCTGGCTGACTCGGTCGCACAATAGCATAACCCATCTGCTGTATATATCCCAAGTACCTTCCAATTAATAGATCAGCTATATTGTTATTCATTCTTACAATAACGTCTGTAGGTTGAGGTTGTCGCATACCTGCTAACACGAGCGTCGACCGTAGAAGTTGGGCTGTGGCACCTCCGATTTGAGAAAGAAGCTCCATTCCAAAATCACTTAATCCGGCTGCCGCAACAGGAGCACGAAGCGCTAGTCTTGCGGCTTCTGCGGCATCGCCATACGTTTGCGCCGTTTGTAATGCACGTGATCTCCGATCTTTCGCTCGCGCGGCCTTGCCTAGCGCGTCTTGTGCTGCTTCAGCCATAATTCTTTGTGGCAACCTTGACATAGCGTCAATCCGTTCTTCTCCGGCTGTGGTTATTTCTTGAATCAGCATTTCAGGAGCGTTAAATCCGACTGCGACGGCAGCCACAAGGCTAGCCGCACTATCTCGGAATAAATTTTTTATATGTTCGCTAATTGCACCTAATTGGTCAAAAAATGATTGTTTTTGAATGCTTTCTAATAGCGCTTCGCTTTTAGTATTAATTTCATCGTTTAAATCTTCATTGCCAGCCATTTGGGCGAACATTTGTGCACCAATTAATTGATTTGTCAACCAAATCACAATGTATGTGTTAATAGCATCTTGAGTAACTAAAGAACCCAATTCACTCATTAGCCAACCAGCTGGATTCATAAGAATGTCGTACGTCCCCCCTGTTTGGATAAAATCAGCCAAATACGTCATCAGTCCTTCGGGTAATGTGCCTCCAATTAGAAGTTCTGTTAGAACACTTTTCATATTACTGGCGATGCCACTGGCCTGAAAAGCGTAAGCAGCAGCCGCACAACGCTCAAGCGCAAGCAGCTTGGCTGCTACAGATTCAACAAGTTCTTGACGGCGATTCCCCACTAATTCCAAGATGGCTTGTTGCACTTGAAGCGATCCGCTTCCATCTCTCATTAACGCTTCTCCCGCTAAGCCTTCGACACTCAGCGGTGGTGGAATGAACATCGTTCCGTCAACAATTGCTTGGCCTTGATTCTCTAAGAACCGCATACTTAGAATGCCCGCAGCGTCTGCAGTGGGTTCACCAGGTGTGAAAGTTTCCATCCATCGCTCTACAGCGTCCCGTGCAGCTTCTTCAGCTGCTGGGTCTCCCACCGCAACTTCCTGTGCAAATTTACCTACACCGGATGGAACGGGTGGTTTACGCTCAACGCCTGGCGTCTGACCATCATCTTGAGCTACCAAACTAGCGCGTTGTCGGAAGCTCGATGCTGGTAGAGCTGCAGGAAGCTTGCCCCTTCTTCTTCTACTTAATGCCCCTTCCACATCCTCTATATTTGAATGTGCTGGTCCAGCTTCTGCTGGTCCGGCAGCAGCCGCTTCCTGCTGTATCTGCTCGGCTTGCGCGGCAGCTGCCGCTGCCGTAGCAGTCTTCGCCTTAGGATTTTTCCTACGATCTTTCCCTGCCTTCGGTGGACCGGTAACTTTTGGAGTACTGAGTGTAGCAGCTGGTCCTGCTTGACCCGAGCTTTTAGCAGGTCCAGTTTGACGCGAGCCGCTACGCGGGGTTCTACTTGCTGCTGCTGCTGTTCCAGTTTGACGCGAGCTGCTACGCAGGGTTCTACGCGTGCCGCTACGCGGGGTTCCACTTGGTTTTCGCCTGGTGGGCATATGTTTTGTTATAAAGTGATAAAAAAGTTTTTTAAAAAGCCCAAGTCGTTCGCTAGAATCCATAGCTGCTCAAATCGTAATGAACCGCGGCACAATGTTCAGCGACGTCAGTTCCTGGAACAACAGCTTCGCCGCATACGGCACAGCTACGACCTTTGAAGTTGCTCCTGTTCTCGCACAATCGGCAGTGATGGATCTGTCTATCCTGCAACGCCTGCGACGTCGCCCCCCCGCCGTGTCCAAATGCCCTGCCCGACTCCTTCGGAACCGTTGATATCGCCGGCATTCCGCAATCCCCACACGTCACCATCTCGTATTTGTCCGACACATCGTACAGTCGCTCCTTGGTGAATCGCGAAGCGCCGTGCGAGATAGTGCAATCCCGCTCCATCTCTCCAAACCGAAGACCCCCATCCCGCGAACGCCCCTCCGCCGGCTGCCGCGTCAGCACCACCCGTGGTCCCGTCCCTCGAGAGTGCTGCTTGTCCGCCACCATGTGCTTCAGCCTCTGATAGAAGCACGGACCCATAAACATCTTCGGTCTCAATCTGTTCACCAGTGAAGCCATTGTGTAGCACCTGGTTGCCATAGGACGACAAGCCCGCCCTCGCAAGTGCCTCGGCAACGCTGGAGACCGGCATGTCACCGAACGCAGTGCCGTCGCCTAGCTTCCCCAGATGTAGCAAGAGGAGACCAAGGTGAGTCTCTTTCAGGTGCGCTATAGTCATGCGGCTCGGAATGCAGTGCGGATTGATAATAATGTCCGGTCGCACTCCGTCCTCTGTGAACGGCATGTCTGCTTCATCCAGAATCAGCCCAACGGTCCCCTTTTGTCCGTGGCGAGAACTGAACTTATCGCCTAGGTTCGCCTGGCGGAGGCGCCGAACCCGGACCTTGCAGAACGCGTGCCCATCTTCGTTGGTTCCAGTGTAATTCATATCCAGGTAGCAATCTTCTCCATTGGACCGAAACATCACACTGGAATCCTTGAACTTCACCGTTTTGGTTGGATCGTTCCGGTTCGCTCTGATTTGCGAGTACTTGCCAACGATAATGTCCTTATTTTGCAAGTGTGTGTTGGGTGCCACAAGCCCGTCGGGTCCAATCTTATCATAGTTGGCAAATTTCATCCCGCGAGTCTCAGCAGGGTTGGGAATGCCACGGATCTCATCATCCCCCACGCCCTTGCGCTCCTCGTTCTTGTCAGTGCCGTATATAGTCGCAGCCATCATCCCTCTTTCGGTAGCGGCTCTGTTGAAGATAATAGAGTCCTCCTGGTTGTAGCCTGTGTAGGTTCCAATCGCCACAATCAACATCTCACCCGAAGGCAAGTCGTTCAGCTTGAGAATGTCGGTCAAACGTGTGTCAACCAGCGGACGCATTGGCGTAGCCAAAACATAGGCTGTCTTATCGGTTCGTCCCTTGGCGTAGTTGGTCACGTAGACGCCCATCGCTTGCTTCCCCATCGCACACTGATATGTATTTCTGGGAGACTGATTATGGTCGGGAAAGGGAATAGACGACGCGAGAATCCCAAAGATGGTGCTGGGGTGGATCTCACAATGTGTGTGGCGATGGTTAATTTCACCTGGTCGCATAGCGACTAGTGAAGTGCGTTGCTCTTCGGGATCTACGTAGCTAACCGATGCCTTGCGGTCACCACTTCCCAGCGTTAGGTTGAGCCACGTTCTACAGTCGCTCTCGCCAATAAACACTTTGCTATTTTCGACCCGCAAGAGAGGGCGAATGAAGCGTCCTGCGTCAGACCAAATCCGGATAATGTCTTCCAAGCGGTCGTAGGAAACGGAGATCATAGGGTTAATCACACTTCGCTGACGCGCTTCATCAAGTGCGTTTTTCAGTGCGTTGCCATTATCCGTTACGTGCGTCCACGCACCATTTACCATAACTTTGGTGAAGCCCAAACACTCACTTGGTGCTCGCGTTTCCACATCAATAGCAAGAGAGGCTAGAAAGGGGGTTAGTGGAAGTGTGGAGAGGCTGGGCGTAAGTGAGCAAAGCACTGAAAGGTTGCTGATAATACCAACGCCGGCACCCTCTGGCGTTTCGGCTGGACACACGAAGCCCCACGATGTGCTGTGGAGCTGACGCGGTGCAACAAGCTTTCCGCTCTTCTCAATAGGTGCCACTACTCTGCGGAGATGACTGAGTGCGCTAATGTAGGTCAGCCGACTCAGCATCTGAGCCACCCCCACCTTAGGCGAGCTAGATCCCTGAGGTGCAAAGTCGCCCGTGGAGAGCGCACGCCGCAGCCCTGTTTCCAATTTGCTTGCTTTGAGCACCTTGTAAACGTTTGTCATATTGACAATTTCTTCATAGTCGTTCTTGGCACGCCACGAACCATTGTCAATCTCGCTTGAAAGGAACTTTTGCATATCTTTTACCATCCGCCCATAGTAGGTGCGAAAGAGGGAACCCAGTAAAACTCCAACAGTATCCGCACGTTGATTATGATAAGCGTCTCTGTCACTCTGCTGAGCCCAACCGAATGATGTTTCAAGCACCTGCTTGGTCATCATACCGAGGCATAGTAACTTTTGCTTTTTTGTTGCACAGTGTGGCAAAACATCATTGTCAATCAGGTCATTCAAGTGCTTTTCACGGCGTTCGGTGGCGTTATTCGATTTTTCATCGGGAGCGTATTTAGCCTGCGCCAGAATCGCTTGGCGTGCTGCTTCCGTATCCTCAATGTTTCGTGCGTCTACGACGCATCCACGCAAAGCCAATAGAACTGGGTCACGCTCTTTAATACCAAGCGTTATAAACTCGCAGATTTCTTTATCATTCTTAGCTCCCAACGCACGAAAGAGGATAAAGAGTGGCACTGGGTTTTGTAGCCGCGGAATTAATACATATAGTTGGGAGCCAATACCAACAGAACGACGTAGCACATTAACGCAGATTTGTTTGGGCGATACTGCTCTGTCCGGTGGAACAGACCTTACTTCTGCGCTGTAGCTCCACTTAGAGTTCTGCTTCCGCACATCGTAGCAGCAGATCGCATTGTTAGCCACTCGCTTTTGTGCCAAGACTGCCTTCTCGCTACCATTGATGATAAAGTAGCCTCCTGGGTCATACGAGCATTCCCCGAGGTCAGCTGGCTCAGAACCCTGAATTATTCAAAACACAAATATTAGAGCCAACCATAACTGGCAGCTTGCCAAGATGAATATCTGTAAGGGTGCGATGAAATGTTTGTGGGTTTTGACCAGTAGTTCCGGAGCCAACGGTAATCTTAATATTTAGATTCACAGACATTGTCGCAGAGTATGTGAAGCCCCTAAGTCGCGCCTCTTTCGGCAACATAATGCTCGTAGATCCATTGTTCTCGTGGATGGTTGGTTGAAGCAACCTGAAGTTATCCACGTTAATGGAAATTCCGATTGGCAAACTAACACTCGCAGGATCCGCACCCGCAGCTAGTTCCTTTGCAATACTAGAAGTATTATTTGCTAAGATCGCATTGTAGTTCTTGATTGTGTCTGGAATGCATTCAGCCACAAAGGCATTGTAAGAGGATAGCTGGTGGTGAATGAGCCGTGTGGGGCGACCACTCTTCGAGCCAAAGTAAGCTTCAATAATCTTCCAAGAAAGGTCATTGAACTCCTCTTTTGAGGTCTTCGCGGACATGTTTTCATTAACCCGCCTTTTGGTCTTTCTTTCGTTATTAGTAGTTGTAGTTGTCTTTTCATCAATTGTATGTGACAGCGTATGACCTACGCTCGCAGCTATGGCAGCCATCAAGCCAGTCTACAAACTGGGTCGTTCGTCCATCTAACTCAATTTGTGCTTTCTATGTAGACAATGCCACCAACTACGGGAGATGGGGAGCTCAAGACGGTAAATGTGGATTTAAATCTTTTTGGAATTGGTGGATCTACAAAGGCAGCAAAGCCCAGAACCCGTCCAGCAACGCACCGACCGGCTCAGTCCGATCAGCCAACGGCAAAAGATATCGCAAGCAAATCTGCGGCGTTACAAGCCGCCGTTGAAGAAGCATTGGCAAGCGCCAGCACACCCCGCGCCGCGGCACGAACGCAAATCGGCGAATCAGATCAACCTAAGCGCCCACAATTACTCACCACCCCACCACCTCCTCTTGCAAAGTCAGGATCGGCGTCAGACGCAGACGTCAAGGTTGTTGTTAGCGATTTGGCAGACACTTCTGCTTCTCAAAATGTGGCTTCACTTAAGGACAATCAAACTACGGCTACGAAAGAGGAGAACGGGGGCATAGGCGGTGCATTGAAGCAGTTAAATGAGCTTATGGCGCGGCGAGTGCAGCGTAGGCTGATGAAGACGCAAAAGGCAAAGATGGCTAAAGATGTAGAATACACAAAAACCTCAGTTCCATCGGCAGTGGATATAACAAGTGCGGATAGAGAAAGTGTAGGCGTCGGCGTCAGTGCGGCTTCGCTTGAGCGTGTGCCAAAATGGGGCAACTTAAAGGGTGGTAGATTACCTACATACCGTAAATACAGCAGAACGCTGAAGGCAAGCCGGACGGAACGATGCGCAGCTCACGAACCAAGAGATGCTCCGGTGGTTTCATTTACAGATACGAGTACTCAGGATGTAAGCACGCAAAATGAAAAATCAGATGTGGTCGTTTCGCAGCAGGAAGAACTAAAACCGGTAAAACAAACTACCACGGTTAAGTCGGCTATTAAGTACAAGGTGGGAAAGCAAAAAGGAGGCAAGATAGGCTTGATCTTGAATCCAGAGTCGCTCAATAAGACTCGGCGTGCAGCAAAGAGCGGGGATAGGAAGGGAAGTCAATCACAGCATAGCGTGACTGCAAGAAACAGAATGCGTAAAGCGGGGTTATTAACAGGCGGAACTAATGTGCCGCAGCGGTTAATTGACACTATTTCTGCCGCAGTGGATGAAATTGGTTCCGTAAAAAGGACCTCGTAGCTTTGGATGCCAAAAAATTAGATGTTAATGGAAATATTTGCCATTTCAGCTTCATCGCTAGCTGGAGTATCATTGTTAAGTGTGATGCTTGGCAACGAGCTATCAAGTTTAATAGAGGATACTGCCTCGGGTGGGACAACCGACTCAACCAAAGCGGTTTCATTTTTAGGCGTTGTCGCGACCGGTGTAGAAGCATCCAGCTGGGCACTCGCTATCGACGCTGCTTGTTTTTGAAGAGTCTTGGAAACAAGTGGCTCTTCGGAATGAGGCGGCACTTCTCCATCGAATACATCGGGGACCTTGGCTCGAAGTATGGGGGTGTTTTTAGCGACCGCAGAGACAGCAGAAACCGCTGCAGATATAGTTTCTCCTGACGGCACTTTAGAGAACCAGCCCATTTTGTAAACCACGCCACTGACAAGAGCTACAAAGGCAACTAATGCGTAAATGATCTTGCTAGACAAAAGTTGCAACCCCGTCTTCGAGGGAATTACTGGTTGCTGCGCTTCCATCATTTTCTAGCCGGATAGGAGACGAAGAATTTGGAAGCAGAACGAGTTGTTCCTCATTAAATTGTGATTTTGGGAACAGTGATTCTCTTTCATCGCCTTGTTCTGTCTCCACATCTGAATCGCGGTCGCTGTGCGTGTCCGAATTAGCAATTTCAATTAATTGACTAACGTCTGTGCGTGCCTCCCAAGAGACATCCACCTCTCGACCGGGGCGAAAATCTAAATTAATTTTAGATTGCTTCTGACTAGTAGTATTTTTCATTGTTGTCGTTTGAGAGGGCGGTTTTGGAGAATTATGTGGTATAACCGTTTGAAGCCGTGAGACAACATCGGGCTTGTGTGTATTAACGCGACCAAATTTAGCATCAAACTGTTCAATAATTTTGGGTGGAATATCTGGTGCGTGATCAAGGAGCTTATCCATTTCGAGTCTTTTAAGCGTAACGTACTCGGAGGCTTCACGACGTTGCCGTTTTGGTATGCTCAATTCGCAGCTTATATCCCGAAAGAAAGAGAGGAAGCCTAGTTGACTAAGTCTATGTTGCTCACTGAGTTCTTTGAAAGTGAATAGCTCTTGAAATTGGATAAGCATCCCTGAAATTAGACTGCCTAGGCCAGCAACGATAGTGCGCCACTCCGCGTTACTATACTGCGAGGTTAGTAATGTGACAGAGGCGCTGGTATAAGCAAACATAGCAGCCGGAACTGCTAAATACATGTTGCGGTTTTTATATAATGTTATGCTGCGGTTATGAAGCCATGCATAACCAGACGCCTTTTCAGCCCACGCAATTAAGAGATTTTCAAGTTCTACAGTCCATCCGTTAATGTGCACCGATGTGTGATTAAAAGTATGCTTTGTAGTGGCATCGGTGGAATGAGCCGGTACCGAGCTCGAAGTAGCGCCTTCAGCTTTGACACTTGTAAGACTTCCGCGGCGCTGAGCAACGGGCTCGGGTGCGAATTCAAATAATTCAATATTCTCCCCAGTGCTCATGATTGGGGTTCACTATCTTCTGTAGCAAAGATTACCTTTCTATATGCTAGACGATGCGCTTAAGCCTAAGCATTGGTATTCCTATTGTGTTAATTATTATTTTAGTTGTAGGAGTTGTAGTGATGGACACACGAAAACGCGAGGGAGTTACTAATCGTAAATCGGATGACCCTGAGTACTCACCACGGATGGGGTTGCCTGAAACCAAGGGTACTCTGGGGCACTTGCCGTCACAAAAAGAGGAAAAGAAGATGTTCCCTGGAGTGCCGTGGGGTAACGAGCAGGCGACGCAGTCAATGATGCCGGGACCAACCAAGGTTCCATCCGCTCCCAGCGCAATGCTGGAGCAATTGCTTGGTTACATGCAGCCGCTTGGATCAGCGCCAGACGAGAGTATTGGCACCGGAACCCCTGTGGACGCTAAGGGAGCCGGGGCTGCGATGGGCGCGGACGCTGCGGTTGCGAGATCCGCAGAGCGAGCCGCGAGGGGTGCGGCAGGAATGATGCCAGTGCACCAAGGTGAGGCGGGCTTTCAACCGGATGCGTATGGATCAGCAAGAGGGGGGGAGAGTGGGCGTGGTGAGCATCACGCATCTCCTCAATCGGCTCTGCCCAAGGGAATTCCTAAATCTAAGATTCCAAAAGGTCAGGAGGATTTATATATTCTTAAGACTGAGATCGTGCCACCGGTCTGCCCCGCATGCCCCGCGTGCCCCGAGTGTCCTCGTCCGGTCTGCCCAAAACCGGATGACTCGCAGTGTCCACCTTGCCCCGCGCCCGGTCGCTGCCCACCCTCATCTTTCGGTTGTCAAAGAGTTCCCCTGTACCAGAACATGAACTCCGGAGTGCTGCCGGCATACATGAATTAAGCTACCACAAATCAATCTAGGACGCGCTTATCTGTGATTGATAAATGACCAACCTTGAGAACAAACATTGGCATCAGTATGTTTGGCTTGACCACAGCGGTGAACCGCGTTGTCAATCGGTTATTGCTGATATTCCGCAAGAGATGCGCCGGGATGAGAGTGCGGAGGGTGATAGTGACGCGAATGCCTCTATTCGACTCCCGGCAGCTAACAGCCTAGTTTCACAGCCAGTAGAAGCAGACATTTCTGGTTATGCTCCGCGAGGCAATGCTATTTACTTTGCGCGACCCTACCGAGTGTACAAGAGCCCAAGTCCCAATTACCCCGGTCTTGTTTTGCTTTGTGATATTGTGAGTGACACGGACGAGCCGGTAAACCAAGCAGCCTATACCGCCAGACAGCGCCTCGAGGAGGTGAGCATCGGGTGTCCCGTTCATGATCTTAACGCGCTCGAGATTGCCCAGCAGTTTTACGTTACAACTAAATTTGTTCCAGTCTCGTTCGCGAATAATCCGCCTGCTAAGCCTGGACCATTTGGGAGCGGCGTGGGGGGCGATCTCGCAGTTGCCCGTAGCACGATTACAAAGGCTGCCCTGCGCTTGGCGCAGATCGGATTAAATGTTCACCAAGTTTCACCTCTTGCTACACCTAGTCATTGGAGCATTTCTGTGCGGTTCGATGATGCGAACAAACACTGGGAACAGATTTTGGATTCGGCGGCTTTGATTCGCTTCATCGTTGCACAAGCTTGTGAAGAAGCGAACTTGACACCGGCTTTTATTAGTAAATTGCTGAAGGATCCGTGGCCACCATCGGTTCTTAAAATCACGGCGCAAGGAAGAGACGGGCTTTCGGGTATAGATATGGCAAAGCGGTTGCAAGGAAATCATGAAGACCTAATGCGTGCTACGGCGCCGACAGGAACAAAGTCGGATGCCGAGGTAGATCCGTACGTGTGGGAAGTCAACGGAAAGGCTCCGGTGGTCGTTCTTTCGCCGTCGCAATCACGACCGTCCACAACACTTATCGATAATAGAATCCCTAGCTCTGCCAACCCGTACATCGCTTTGCGACACTGGCTAGCAAGCTGGATATAAATAGTGAACAAATACAAGTATAGTTGATTAAGAAGACATTGCCTTGCGAGTTTTGGCATTACCGCCAGTTTTGCATCCGCACGACCTGTCCAAGCTAAAAGTTTTTGCTCGCTTAGTTTTTGGCACAATTCGGATAAGACATTTTGTTTTGATACCTTTGAGAGGTTCGGTGCATCCCGTTTCCGAATTTCCTCTGTTCTTCCTCTTTCCTTTTCCTCTACCTCTTCCTTTGCGCCTTGTAACCGAATCACTATTTTTAGTTTTTGATTTTGAAGCACCACAACGTGCCCTAAATCGCTCGTAAAGATCCCGCACTTCACAGTAGCTGGGATTGGGCGCCTTCTTTTGCAGTCTGGCATTTACGTCGTTGTGAATCCGGTACACATAGCGCGAAAAGCAGTCACGACTGGCGAGTGCTTCGTCTGTCACTGGCATCCGCTCCAGCGTATGCTTGAAATTTTCACGGCATTTACCACACGGTAATACTTTTCCAAAACTTAATATATAGTCACGATATTTTTTACGGTCTTCTGGCGTGGGGTGGACCGGGTAGTTAAAGCTGACGGTGTGCAACACCATCCATGCTGCCGGACCCCAAACACTCGTCATCATCCCATTATCGCTGTTATATTCCCTCTTGCTAAACAAGCGTCTAGTTCTAGACATGAAGACGATGTCTAGTACTCTTTGTGAAAAAAACTGAAAGCGTGTGCTAGTTTAGCCTTGCGGAATAAAGATACCATCGCGCATAAAAGCTGTGATATCTTCGCTACAGACTAATTTAGCTTTGGGCTTACTTACGCCCCGAATCTTTTTTTGTGCAGCCCACCATAAATCTTGGCTGTTCTTATATGCAAGAGGGGATAATGTGCTTGTTGTGCCGTTTACACATACGGAAACAGACTGGCAGATGTGTGTGCATTTGTCTAGGTTAGCACCGAGGGAGGAAACCGACATAATTTTGCTCGCTATATTTCGTCCATCCGTAATCTTCAAGTATCTTGTGTATTATTAAATGGCAATTATCGGCAATATTGGGAAAAGGCTTTTTAGCGCTCGTAATATCATTATTATTGCGGTTGTAGTGGCGTTGTTGGCGGTGGCTTTCGCAGCGTACTATATTTACACACAGCGTGATGGCAAAGCGTTTGTTCCGAATGCCGAGTACTACCCAGCAGATGACAAAAAAAAGGATCAACCCGGACCATCTGGCGTAGGTGCTATTAAGCTTACAATGTATGGTGTGCCTTGGTGTCCCCACAGCCGTGCTGCTATGAAGCCGTGGAAAGAGTGGTCAAGTAAGTATGATGAAAAGGAGTATAGTGGAGTTAAGGTTGTCTGCAAGACCGTAAACTGCGAGGAAAATGAAATGGAATGCAAGAACGCTGGAGTCAAGGGCTATCCAACGGTCATTGCCGAGACACCAATGGGAGATACCGTAATGATGGATGCTAAGACGACCATTGCCTCGCTTGATGATTTTATGAGCAAAGTGGCGAATAATGTGCGCACCGGCAACCCTCTTGCATAATTATACAATTTGGAGAACAGAGCCAACAAGTACAAATATGATATGTATGCCCGTAAGCAGTTTCCATGCTTGATTCGGGGGATAGTGGGGAGGACCCAAGGTGGATTGAATAGAAAGAGAAAAGTAAATAGCACTGATTAAATCCTGGCGCATCAAACTCTCTTTCAAGTCATTTGAATCACCAAGATATAACCAAGAGGCTGGTGGAGTCATATTCATACCGATATCGCTCGGTGTTTTCTTTGTCTTAAGTAGTTTTTTAGAAAATTTGTTAATAACTTGTGTATATTTAATACTTTGCTCCATAAGAACGTAGTAAGCGACGGAAAACACTAAAACGGATATAATTGTAAATGTTATGTACCGCTTAATCACAACAGAAAGATTAAGGCTGGTAGTAAGTATATTAAACGGCCATCCCTGGGGACTACTAATTTTAACGGTCATTACCTATATGAAGATTACATAATGTATTTCGTGGTTACTTGAGCGAAGGTTAATAAATGTGTCGTAAAAAGATTTTGTTTTTACGACTACAATGTAGCTTACTATGAATTCACATTCTGATTTTTTTGGTTTAAATCCCGCAGAAGGATATGGCGAAGAAGGAGAAGAAAGTATTCGTATTGATGACTTATTTGAAAAACAGCATAAAATGGAAGATGCTAGAAATAGCACATATGCAAGGGTATTAGCACGTGTTCACAAACAAATTCGCACAACGAGTCGTATGGCACCAGAGTCTAGGTTTTGTTATTACTCTTTTCCTGAGGTTCTTGTGGGCAGTCCTATGTACTCGAAAGAGGCGTGTGTTCATTTTGTGTTGGAAAAGTTAACGGAGAACGGATTTGAGGCTGCCTTTGTGCATCCTGGATTGCTAGTCGTGTCTTGGCAGCATTGGATAGATTCACGAATGCGGGCTGAGATCTACCAACGCACCGGAATGAGGGTGGATGGGCAGGGCAATATTAGAGCGCGTAAGGGAGCTGCAAAGCAATTAAGTTTTGGATCCGCACTGATGGAACTGGGTAAGAGTGATAATGCCGAGGCAAGTCGGGGGAGTAAAAACGCAAAATCAGTAGAAGAGTATAAACCGCTCGGCATCTACGAGGGTCTAGGCTTGCGGTCCCGGTTGAGTTGATGCGTCCAAATTGAAATAGAGATAGCAATTAGTCTTTTGTAGATACCGCCGATGCCCGCATCAATCACAGCCCACAAATACCGCCGTCGGGTGCCTCAGGGTGCCTGGCAGCGGTGTGGTCAGGCTCTCGGGTCTTCGTGGATGAACTCCGACGACCAATCGCTTGCGCAACTCACCGCCGAGCATACCCAGAAACAATTAGTGAGTGAAGATCTAGATTGTAAAAACACAACTTGCAAACGCTGCGCGTCGGAGATGCTTATGGGCGAAGATGGCTTGCTTGTTTGCTCGAGTCCACAGTGCGGTTATACAATCGCTCGCGCACTAGACAGCACACCGGAGTGGCGGTTCCGGAATGAAGGATCGGATGATCCAGCACGTTGCGGAATACCGATGAATCCCTTGCTACAAGAATCATCGTATGGTTGTAAGCTTACTGGCGCAACTAAGAGTGTGCAAATGCGCAAACTTGGTAAATACGCCAGCTGGCAGTCAATGCCGTATCACGAAAAGGCGCTTCACGATGGCTTTGAAGATATTCGTCGGGCTGCTTCGCACGCTGGACTTCCCAAACGCCTAATTCAGGAAGCATACAAAATTCACAAGCTGATCAGCGAAGAACGGAGTTTCAGGGGTGTTAATCGCCAGGGAATCATTGCCGCGGCTCTATACCTCTCTTGCAGATCGAATGGTTGTCCCCGCACGGCTAAGGAAATCGCGACAATGTTCTCGCTCGATCCAGCGCACACAACGCGGGGCTGTAAGAATGCGCTCAGTGTTCTTAGCCTTATTGAACGTGATAATAAGCAGACCAATGAGAAAACAGTCTTTCCCAAAATGGAGTCAAGCCATTATATTGACCGATTTTGTTGCCGCACAGGACTAAATGATGAGTTGACGCGCTTGGCAAAGTTTATCGCATTGAAGGCAGACCAGGAGCAACTAGTGCCGGAAAACACACCACACTCTGTTGCTGCGGGGATTGTCTGGTTTGTTTGTCAACTCACTAAAACTAAGATCAGCAAGAGGAGTGCCGCGGGAGCGTGTGATGTGAGCGAAGTTACGATTAGCAAATGCTTCAAAAAGCTCGAAGCGGCACAAAATTCTTTCCTTCCGCCAATTATAATTAAAAAATATAGTTCGTAATTTCCTTCAGCTTCTTGCACGCTGTTTCAGCGTCTGTGCCTTCTTTGACTTCATTCGCAAATTCTTATCGTCCTCCCATAAGTCTATCCATACGCCGTGCCTCTGTGAGCCGTGTGTCGGGCTTGAAGATTTTGGTTGCCAAGGAATCATCACGAAGTCTCCATGAGTACTGCCCTGCTTGTCGCCCACGTCCAACTCTTCCAAGTGCTTGATACATTTTTTCTATAGGCATATCTGCAAGATCCTTGCCGATATAGCCGTGGCAGAACTGATAATTGGTGCCATAGACATAGTCGGTTCCTGCAATAACGCAGAACAATTCTCTCTCGGAAGCCATCCGGGACATCAACTCCGTGTACGGAACACACTCCTCGCCAAAGACCCCAATACCCATCATCAACAGCATCTTTTTCCAGTTGGCTACATCGAGTTCCAGAACTTCCATTAAGTGGTGTGGCGGCACACTGCCAGTGAAGGCATCATGGTTCAGTTCTGCGTGAAACCGCTTTTGGTGACTTTCCGTATTGGGAACCTCACAGTCAGGAAGTCGCAAGTCAGCAAGTTTCTCACGCATTTTGTTTAGCTTTTCGGTAATTTGATGAGCATATTTTTCCTCAGCTTCTAGATCATCGTTGTCGCTGTGTTTTCCTCGCCGATCGTCAAAGTCCTTTTCAAGCCTTTTTATCGCTTCTATCACATCTGTGTTTGTGCTTACACGCTCTTGCAGTGTATCAATGATTTTTGGAGATGGATTTGCGTTCTTAATTAGGAATCTGGCGACCTTCTCAGTGTTATTGGCAAGATAAAGCGCCGGTCCGTGTGTTATGGAGGTTGCGTCTGTGGTTGCAATGGCTACACCCCCATTGTGCCGCTTGGGCTCTTGCCACAGTTCTCTAATCTCTTCTACACTGGCGTTTTTGTTGCATAGGTCTTCAAGTGCTGTTAAATACGCCCGTTTTACCACCTCGGGATTGACATCCGAAGCCTTTTTGAATCCGTGCTTTTCCAATGATTTTGTAGCGATGATAAAGCGAGCGGCACATCCAAGGTCTATATGCCGCAACAGAGTAGAACGCAATCTACACTGTTCCACCATAGTGCGCAGCTCGTCTATCGAAGCAGCAGTGTTGTGCGGCATTGTAACGTGCCCCGATTTGGAGAATATTGGGACTGTCCGAGCACACTCATAGTTTGAGATGTTGATGATATTGGCTGGCTCAATCGCAAATTTGTGTTGCGTTTGTTGAATAAATGTAGGTAAGTCTTCGGCGGGTGGAAGGGTAGCGGACGAAAGCACTATGTTGGGAATAAGATTTCCCTGCCAACTGCGCCGCACGATGTCATGGAGTGGATCGCTCTGCTTGTCCATAGCGATTGTAGGCTCATCCCAGTACACAAGCATCTTTTCCTTTTCATTCCACGACAGCATATAATGCATCGCCGACAAATAAGAAGTTGCGTCACAGATAATGATGTCAGCCTTTTGCCCTTGCGAATGATCAACCTTACCAATAGCGCCACTCCTCCTCTTTCGAATACATTCGCTCACGGCGAAATAGTGCAGACGAATATCACCTGGGTCTTGACACCCAAAGGCTACTGCGATTCGTTTGTGAATGGAAATGCAGGCTCGCGCTAATTGCATACCTACATGTTTGGAAGCACATACGAAGATAGTTTTAAAGCCTTCACTCACAGCAAGAGGAGAAAGGGTCTTGCCTGTGCCTGTGGGTGCCTGGTACATGATAAGTTTTGAACCTGGACGGTGCAAACATGTGATAAGGTCACGTTGGTGTTTGTAGAGCACGCGGTTAGCAAAGGTCTGGAGCTCGGGATTCAGCTCGGACGCCTCCTCTATTTGTGAAATCATATTTTTGGGCATTATCACGGCGTCAAAGTGACAAAGCACTTCATCCATAATTCTGATGAGATGCGGGTTTGTGTTGTCTACACTTGCTTCACGCGCCTTTTGAAGGGTGTAAAAGGCAACAGGGTCAGCTGGTTGATTTTCACATAACTTTTTGATATAATCAACAATGGCAAATTCCCAAATACTGCGATTTCTCTTCAAACTTTCATAGTCGATATTTGCAAGCCGGATACGATCAGCCGAACTGATTTTGGGTTTTTTTTGCTTGTTTTGTGATTGGGAGCTCGTAGCATCATCTGTAGAGTTTATCTCTTGACGAACAGCCAATTCTTCAGGAATCTGAATAAAGTCGTGTTCTTGCGCTAGTTCCAAAAGAGGAGCCAATAGGAATTTGATGAATATGAAAGTGTGCGGATCTGAAAGCGACCCAAGTTTTGTGGTGCTCAGGAGCGACTGTCGTGGATTGGTGCACACGTTAACATTATGCCAGCCACTGGCAATCATCTTCAGTATCGCCATCTCGTTGGGAGGAAGCGGAACTTCCAAACCTTCCCATTCGCGACGGGTTAGCTTGCTTTGTTCGAATGCGTGGGTGTTGGCACCCGATTGTGTGGTTGCGGATGTGGATGCGGATGCGGTGACGGTAGTCATAGCTCTTCTCAGGGTGAATTGCTAAGCCAGATTAGGATGTCTCCCTGTCAATTTGGGATGCTCAACAAAATTGATAATGATTCAACAAACAGTTGAGCCCACATCACGCAGCACTTAGCAGCGATGGCTTTTCCCAGCGCATTCACTCGCTTGCCTAAATCTAACGTAGCCAGATTTACACTGGAGGGACTCATTGGCGCAGGAAAGAGTCGGTTCTTGGAAGCACTACAAGCGACTTTCGCGTCCTCTCAAAAGAGCGAAAGCACACGACGAGAACTGACCATTGTTGATGAACCCGTGGAAAAATGGTGTTCGACCAAGGATGAAGCGGGAAAGAGCGTGTTGTCTTATTTCTACGACGACACCGAGCGCTACGCCTTTCTCTTTCAGATCAACGCGCTAATGACCCGCTACGGGTCAACACTCGAGGCTAACGACAAAATCGAACAAAACATGCTCTCAGGCATCACATCTCACGTTCTGCTTTCTGAACGAACGATTGGAACAGACCGTAATGTATTTGCCAAAATGCTCAACGGCGACGGTAAAATAAACTCAATGGAATATTTGATTTATCAACAAACCTTCGACACACTTACGCAACGACGCCCTGAATGTAACTCAGTTGATGGTGTAATCTTTATACATACTACGCCTCAGGAATCAATGCGACGAATTATTAAAAGAGGAAGAGAGGGGGAAACTATTCCGCTTGACTACTTAGAGAAATGTGCCGCAGCGCATCAAGAATGGCTACCAAATTGTGAAGTCCCGGTGCTCATTGTAAATGGAAACATCAACATTGCGGATTCGCCAGAGTTGTACGGACATCTAATCGCACGATCACTCGATTTCATGAACGGCGGAGGAAATGTTCATAAAACTTTGAGTTGGACACAATATAGATCAAGTAGCTGGGAAACGGCGCTAGAATTGGCATTACAAGAGGGTATCGCAGTGTTTGAACCAGAAGGCATTACACTACCGCCTGCAAACTCAAGTGAACCAGTGCCCATACATAGCCAAGATTCACAATTAACTATTCCGAAATATATGCCCCCACTAGATAAAGAAATTAGGATTGAATTATGCGACCTAAAGTCGCGGCAAGTAATCCAAGGGGTTAATGATAACATTAGAGTAGTCGGTAGCAAGAGTGGAGCAAACGGGGTAGTTATCGGTGCCGAAGACCTCACGGAGGAGGAGCCACTCGAACACGCCGCCGCGGTAAACTGAAGCCTCAATACCATGGCTGGCTAACTTAGCAGCCTGCTCATCTGGTGATCTATCAACCGAATTCAGACCATAATACACTATCTTTTCTTCTGGTGCTTTTCCACTTGAAGAATATTTTTGAATTATCCTATTAATTTCTCGCTCTTCCATTTCGGGCGTGAGAGTGCGATCAATACGCCACATTTTCGCATCAACCTGTGGCGTAGCTAGTAGAATAACCTTTGCACTGTTATCGGTTATGTAATTGGGTCCGACGACACGAGGCACACTACCACTGTTCCCCTCTTGCATAGTTCCAAGCGTTCCCCCCATGGTTCACTCTGCTCGTTAACAAACTCTAATTATGTGTAAACTTGTTCTCTACGCTAAAGTGAAACTAATTGAATGTAATAGTTATTGGAGTCTCTTGACGACAGAGTGAGCGAATCGGACTAGTAGTAAGCTCTTGACGCCGACGCCGAGTGGATTTGTCCGGCGCAGCACCTCCCTTATCACTAGAATTAGCATCACCCCTTTTTGGCTTGGCACGGGCAGTGCTGTTGCGTGAATTCATATCTCTCTCAATAGTGTCCTGATTCTCGCGTATAAAGTCGATGACCTTGTTATCAATAGCCCACTTAAAGAAGTTTAACTGACCGAGGGTAGTGCTTACACTCTGTCCATTCTTATACGGTATTTCGGTCCGTTCCCAACGACAGAACGGGTCGAACCGTTTTTTCTTGTAAGAGTTTAGTCGCAACTTGTACTCAACGTGCACGACAAAACGACGACCAGACTTGTTTTTATAAGTAGTCCATGCCTTTTTTGCATAGTTAGTGACGAACCAATCAACCAGTCGCAGACTAATCGTGTCCTCTCCGTTAATAATTGGCAAGATCACATCCATAGCCGCATAATTATCCTTGGAAAAGTACTCCTTCAGCTTTGCTAACAACACCTGTTGCTGAGTTGTGTACACGGGAACGCCTGGTGCGGACATTGAATACTTATTTTCTTATAACAACTAGCCCCCAAATCATTTTACAGAAGGGCTTGGGGACAATCAACCAAGAATGAGTAGCTTGTTTTAATGCATGGCATCGAAGAACTTGAGTGGTACATGCCGCTCATTGCCAAAAACGCAAGCTATCCTGACTGGTTTGAACGGTCGTGTGAAGAAATCATTGCCGACATTGATCCCGATGGAAGCGTGGAGATGCAAGAGGAGGAAGTAGGTCGGGTTGTGGATTCTGAGCGTGCCCAGGATGGGTCCGAGTACTCGTGGCTCCATATGGAAGTCTGTGCGTTTGTGGCGCAGCTTTCGCAGCGACTCGCGCTGCGGTCACGACGACATTGCCTAGATTGCGACAATATTGAAATCGTGTCGTCGGAGCAAATCGCAACTTTGAATGCGGTGCCTGTGCTGGAGCAACGCAGTGCTGCTTGGTATGCCGAACGGCACAGTATGATTTCTGCCAGTAGCGCATGGAAGGCGTTGAGCAGCGATGCGATGCGGCGGGCAATAGTGCGGGAAAAGGCTGTCTCCTTGTCTACCGCCGTCTCTGTTGGCACAGGTGGGAGCGGGTTTACAAATGTAAACTCACCGCTACATTGGGGGCACAAATACGAGCCGGTTTCCACAGCGTTATACAGCAAGTGGTTCGGCGTCGGGGTATCCGAGTACGGCTGTATCCGCCATCCGCGCGTCTCTTACCTCGGTGCATCGCCCGATGGGGTTGTGACGACTCCGGGACCTTTATACGGGCGAATGCTTGAGATAAAAAATGTGGTCAATCGGGAACTAACGGGGATTCCCAAGCGTGAGTACTGGATTCAGATGCAAATGCAGATGGAGGTCTGCGATCTGCCCTTGTGTGACTTTTTTGAGTGCCAGTTTTTGGAATACGATAGCTGGAACGAAGCGGATGCGGATGGAACTTTTACTGCGACCGCATCCGGAGAGCCCAAAGGTGCGTTCCTTATGCTGTGGTCGCCAACACAACAAACGAACCGGTACTTTTATCCCCCTCTTACTTTTACAACCCTCGTTGAGTACTCGGAATGGGAGGACAAGATCCGCAAAGACAACCCCGAACTGGAATGGGTTGCAGCGGGTGCGGTGGCGTCTAGCGGATTTCTCGCTAGTCATGGTCGAACGCAACAAAGAATGGTTTAATGCGGTCCAAGAAGGACTTTGCTAGCGTGTGGCAAGAGGTGGAAGCGGCGCGGAGGCTGTGAGTCGCCGCGAACAAGGACATAGAAAGTGTCGCGTAGTATTTACAGAATATGACGTGCCCGCCGATGCAAGTTTAAAAAGCGGAATGGGAAGCTTGAACCAGTGTCGTTTGATAAGATTCTCAAGCGCATGACATCGCTGGCGAATGAGCCGTCGCCGTCGCTTAGCGTGTCGCCGGCAGAGATGGCAAAAAGAGGATTATTAGTCAATTAATGGACGGAATGGAAACATCGCAATTGGATGTGCTGGGTGCAGAGGCGGCGTACGCGCCTGTACACCAAGAATCCAGACTATGGCACACTCGCCACGCGTATTCAGGTCTCGGCGATGCACAAGGACCACGCTTCC